CCGCGCCGGTGCTGCCGATGCCGCGCGGGATGCCGGTGCCCGACCCGCGCGGCGAGGCGCAGTCGCGCGCCGAGGCGTGCGGGCGCGAGCTCCAGGCGCTCCTCGCGCGCCACCGCTGCCGGCTCGTGCCGACGATGGCGCTCGAACCCGTCGGCTCGGACGGCTCGCGCGCGCTGCTCCAGGTCGGCTTCGCCGTCGGCACGCTGCCGTGACGCCGGGCGTCGACCTGCCGCCGAGCTCGGAGCCGGTGCCGGGCTTCGAGGCCGAGGCGGCGCCGCCGGTGATCCCCGGCCGCTTCCGGCGCGCGATGGTCCGCACGCTCGACGACGCGATGCCCGAGGAGTGGGTGCGCGAGCTCGGTCGGTGGCTCTACTACCACCGGCACGCGCTGGCGCGCGGCGGCGACTCTGCCGGCGTCGAGCGTTACAACTTCGAGCTGTTCGAGGTCGACAAGCGCGCGCCCGAGCTCGCGGCGCCGCTGCGCGCGAAGATCCTCTCGGAGATCCCGAACGCGCTCGCGCCGTGCTGCGTGCCCGACTTCGACGTGCGCTACGTCGAGATGACGGCGACCCTGCACCACCACGGCGGCCACTTCGTGTGGCACGACGACGCGCCGGGCTACGACGGCGAGATCGTCCCATCGCGCCGCCTGTCCTGGACCTACTACGTGCACACGTCGCCGAAGATGTTCCGCGGCGGCGAGCTCGAGTTCTTGGACGGCACGGCGGTCGAGCCGCGCTGCAACCGCCTGACGATGTTTCACCCCGTGCAGATGCACCGCGTGCGGCCCGTCGAGTGCTGGTCGGCCGAGCTGCTACACGGCCGCTGGGCGCTCATGGGGTGGATCCACGGCGACCCGCCGCCCGGCTGGGTCGAGCGGATCCCGAAGCTCCGCGACCGGCCGGCGAGCGGCTAGAAAAACGGCCCGACGCGCGCCGGGCCGTCTGCTTTCCTAACAACCAACTACCTCGGGAGGGGAGACAAGCATGTCGCGGGGACGGTCAATGCCCCCGCCTCTGCGGTGTTTCGGCGGCCTTAGACGCGAGAATGATAGCGTCGAGCTCATTAGTCGTCCAGGTCGGCTTCTCGCCCTTGCCGTCCCAGAGCTTCGCCATTCTGGCCAGTATCAGGGCGTTCGCGAGACTGTCTTGACGAGCGCCGCGGAGGTCCCCGTCGGTGCGCCCGGCGAACTTGTCGAGTTGATACGACAGGCACGTCAGCGGGCCCCACTCGGCCAGGAGCCGCTCGACCCACGCCTTGACGGCGGCGCCGGCGGGCCACTCCGCGGCGCGGGCGGCGCCGCCGTGCGGCTCGACCTCGGGGCAGTTGATTCCGCGCAGGCGGACGTCGACCCGGAAGCCGACGTAGTAGTTGAGGTCGAGCCAGCAGCGGACGGTGTCGCCGTCGAGGACCTCGTAGCGTTCGACCAGGTTCGCACGGGTCGTCATAGCCACGTCCTCCGGCGCTGGTAGAACTTCCGCAGCCGTTGCTTGAGCTCGGCGAGCTTGTGCCCGTGCACGCGACGGAGCTCGGCGCCGTCGTTGTTGAGCAGCAGGTCGAGCGCACCGTCCGCGCCCACGGGCGCCGCGCGGACGACGCACGGCGGGGTCCACTCCAGGAGCCAGTCGCTAGGGACCTGGGCGATCAAGCTCCCGCCTTTGCGATCATAGAGGTCGGTGTAACCGTGCTCCGACCGCATCACGTATTGCCCGTTATTGTAGGTATAAGACTGGCCGGCAGGACTGCGGACGGTGACGGTCACGGCTGCCCCGGGACGACGATCTTCTGCCCGGCGAGCTTCCGCGCCTCGTCGCGGGCGCGGATGATCTCGGCCTTCTCGGCCGCCGTCGTTTGGTAGCTGCAGAGGCGCCAGTCGACCTTGCCGACTCGCGGCGCCGTCGGGCAGACCAGCGTCTCGAACTTGAACCGGAACGCCGTCATCACGGCGGCGTTGTCCATCTCCTCCTCGGTGACCACGATCGGCTCGGCGCTGCGGTAGGCGAGCGCCGCGACGAACCGCACGAGCGGCACCGTGCGCGCGAGCTCGGCTTCGATCGCGACCATTTTCTTGATTAGGCCGCGCAGCTCCGCGCGCAGGATGTCGGCTTCGCTGAGGCGGTCGTTCACGGTGCGAGCTCCCGGCTGCGCGCGAGCGCGGCCTCGACGACCGCCGACGGCACGCGCAGGCCCGCGGCGAGGCGCTCGACGGTGTGGCGCTGCGCGACCTTCTGGCCGAGCATCAGCGACCAGAGGTGCTTGCGCGACGTCCGGCACCTGCGGGCGACGGCCGCGAACGTCACCGGGCGCCGGCCCGCGCCTCGCGACCGGCAGAGCTCGACGAGCGCGCGGAACGTGCCCGGCGCGCGGGCGCGCTCGACCTCCTCGCGCGGGCGCTCGGCGGTCACTGGCACAGCAGCACCACCAGCGCGAGCAGCGCCGCGGCGTCGGACCGGAGAGACTGCGCGCTGCGGCCCTGGCCGCCGGCGACGAGGGGGACCTCGGTGTTACCCATGGTGTCCCAGGGTAGCGCGCGCCCGTCGCCCGCGCCATAGGGCGCTCACCCGCGGAACCTCCGCGCGCGGTAGCCGTCCGCGGCGACCGGCAGGTCGGTCGCCCACGGCGGCGGCGCCGAGACGACGCGGCAGAACTCGTCGACGTCGCCCGCGCCGGCAGCGACCTCGGCTGCGACCGAGTCGTGCACGTGCAGCACGACCTCGTAGCCGTCGCGCTCGAGCCGCAGCAGCGCGTCGGCGAGCAGGTCTCGCGACGCGGCCTGCGTCGCGTTCTCGGCCAGCTTGCCGCCGTAGGTCGTCTCGCGCGCCATCGACGCGCCGTCCTTCCCGGGCGTGAAGAACGCCAGCTCGTCGCCCTCGAACTCGACCGTGACGATGTTCCCGTCCTCGTCGACCGTCTCCACCCTCTTGACCACGCGGTCGACGCGCGGGCGCCAGAAGCGCACCGCGCGTCCCGAGGGCAGCACCATCAGCAGGCAGCCCGGGGTCATCGCCATCGAGACCCGCCCGACCTCGACGCGGGTCCCGGGGCCGCCGCGCACCGCCGCGTGCGCGGCATCCTGCAGGCTCGCCCAGAACTGGACGATCGCGTTGTTCGCGGTGCGCCACGCCCGCTGCACGCGGCGGAACTCCTTGAGCGTCATCCTGACGCCCCAGCCCGCGGCGGTCTCGGCCAGCTTCACGACGCCCATCCCGTAGCCAAGCGCGAGCGTGCAGACCTTCCCGAGCTGCCGGTCCCTCGAGCCGACGGCCTCGGCCGCGTACTCGTAGAGGTCCTGCCGCCTCTCCCCGCGCAGCCGCGCCGCGTCGTAGTCGCGCAGCAGCGCAAGCACGTCCTCCTGGCCGGCGAGCCACGCGACGACGCGCGCCTCGATCGCGGAGAAGTCCGCGCCGATCAGCTCGCGTCCGGGCGGAGCAGCGACCACGCCACGGAGCATCTGCGACAGCACCGACAGCGGGCGGTCCTCGATCCGCGCGAGCAGGTCTAGGTCGCCAGCCTCGACGACCAGCCGCGCCAGTCCCGCGGCGCCGGGGCCGAGCCGCGTCTTGGGCAGGTTGTGGAGCTGCATCCCGTAGCTCGCCCACCTCCCGGTGTGCGCGCCGTAGACCTGGAGCGAGTTGCGCAGCCGGCCGTCGGGGCAGACCATCTCGTCGGCGCGCGCCAGCTTCGCGAGCGACGACGCCTTGCCCGCCTCGGCGCGGTTCTCCAGCACCAGCCGCACGTCGCGCGGCAGGTCCGCGCGCGCGAGCAGCGCGGAGACCGCGGGCGCGCCGACGGTCTCGGTCATCCGCACGACGCCGTCCTTCCGCTTGCGCGGGACCTTCGGCAGCCGGACGCCGCGGCGCGCGAGCCACTCCTTGAGCGCCGGCGCGGCGGTCGAGTTCGCGAGGTCGAAGTCGGACGCGGCGATCGCCGCGTCCTGCAGCACCGACGATCGTGACGCGGCCATGCGCGCCAGCCGCGCGGCGAACTCGCGGTCGAGCCAGACGCCGCGCGCGTTGATCCGCGCGTCGGCGCGCACGACCAGCTCCTCGTGCACCGACGGGGGCTGCAGCCGCGCCCAGCAGCCGGCGGTGGCCCGGACGTCGACGGCGCAGTACTCGGACAGCCGGTCGAGGTCGTCCGGGTCGCGGCTCCGCCTCCAGCCGCCGCGGCCGTCGGGCTCCGCGGTCGACATCTCGCGCATGAGCTTGGCGCCCTCCTTGTCCTTCTGGACCGCGCAGCCGAGCGCGCGGGCTAGGCCCTCGAGCTTCGGCGGTAGGTTCGCGGCGAGCCCGCGGACCTGCGTGTCCTCCCACTGGTCGAGCGCCACCGCGGGGAATCCGTGGCGCGGGCGCAGCACGAGGTCCCAGATCGCCAACTCGAACTCGGCGTTGTGCGCGACGACCCGCACGCCGGCGCGGACGGCCTCGAGAAAGGCCCGGGCCGCGCCGAGCCGGCCCGGCCGCCACTCGTACTCGTCAAGCAGTGGCTCGCCGCCGCGGAGCTCGCCGCCCCAGTACGCGGCGCGGAGCACGAGGACCTCCGTCGACGGGTGGCGCGCGTAGGCGCGCGCCCCCAGCCGGCGGAGGTCCGCCGCGCTGCTCGTCTCGAGGTCGAGCACGAGCACGCCGCGCACCGGATCCCAGGTCACTCGCCGAACATCTCCGCCAGCAGGTCCTTGCCGCCCTTGGCCCCGGCCTGCGCCGGGGCGTCCTGGACCTCGACGGCCTCGAACACCTCCGCCGCCGGGCGGCCGCCGCCGAGGCGCCGGTCCTCGCGGATGAGCTGGACCGAGTTCAGGTTGAACGAGATCCCGCGCCCGCCGACGTCGTGGTCCCAGCACCACGCGGTCACGTGCGCGCGGACCCAGCAGCCCGCGAAGATGCGGCGCTCGGAGCCGAGCTCGGGGATCGGCTCGAGCTTCTGGTCGACGACCTGGGGCGGGGAGTTGCTCGCGCAGCGCAGGAAGTGCCAGCCCTCCTCGTAGCCCTCCCACTGGTTCTCGCACTTGCGGAGCGGGATGCCGCGGTCGGACAGCTTGGCCTGCGCGATCGGCTTGCCGAACCGCTCCAGGCAGGCGGCCTTCATCGCCTCGGTGATCGGGGCGAGGTTGAAGTCGGGCGGCAGGAGCAGCGTCGCGGAGTACGTCTCGCGGTTGCCCTCCTTGAACGCCTTCGGGACGTAGAGGTTGGGGAACGCGAGGCGAACGGGGACCGAGGTGACGACCTCGAACGAGGACAGGGGCATCAGGAGCCTCCAGGAGTAGGAGCGGGAACCGCTGCGGGGAACTCGGAGAACACCGCGCCCGGCCGCAGCGCCGGTCGCGGGTCGGACGCCTCGACCAGCGACGCGCCGGCCGGGGGCTTCTCGGCCAGCGCGGACACGTCCGCGTCGGCCTTGATCTTCTTCAACCGGCGCTCGGCCTCTGCCGGCGACACGAGCTCGGGCGCCGCGCGCGGGTCGATCCCGCGCAGCGTGAGCTCGAGCTCGGTCGCGGCCTCGTCGCGCCACCGGCGATTACCGCGGCGCTCGACCAGCTTCCAGCCGGGGATCGACCTACCCTGCGCGGCGAGGGCCTCCGCGTGCTCGCGGACGGACCGCATCCACGACTCGAGCATCGGGAACGCGTGCAGCAGCCGCGCGAGGTCCGCCTCGGACAGCGTCAGCGGGCTCGGCGGCTCGCGCGGGGCGTCGGGGACCTCGCCGGCGGCCGGCAGGTCGCCCTCGCGCCGCTCGCCGAACGCGGACCGCGCCGTCTGCAGCGCCAGCTTGCGGAGCTCGGGGCAGGTCGCGCGCGCCGGGCACCAGCGGCAGTGGTCGCCGGCGTGCAGCCCGGCGCCGGGCTTCTTCACCGCGGCTACGGCGCCGCGCAGCAGCGCGAGGAACGTCTGGATCTCGGCCCGCGTCTGCACGTCGGTCCGCCACGGCCGCGCGCCGTGGTAGCGCGGCTGGACGATGTGCAGCTCGACCGAGGCGACACGCTCGGCCAGCTTGCCCCAGAGGTTCAGCGCGCCGACGGCGTAGGTCCGCGCCTGCTCGTTCTCGTCGGCGTCGACGAACACGCCGGCGCCGTACTTGAAGTCGAACACGTGCAGCGTCCGGCCGTCGCGCGAGAGCAGCAGCGCGTCGGCCGTGCCGTGGACGTTGGGGTGCAAGGCGTCGACGCGCTGCTCGACGCGGAGCTCGCCGCCCTCGGCGAGCTCGACGGACCGCACCGCGTCCAGGTAGACCTGCACGTGCGCGGCGGCGTCCTCGGTGACCTCGAACCGCCCGCACTCGGAGCGCGCGCCGAGGCGCGAGGCGGCGTCGCTGCCGCGCACGAGGCACTCGGCGGCGATCCCGTGCATGAACGTACCCTCGTCGGCGAACGGCGACGACGGGCCCTCGGGGAGCCCGCGGCAGAGCGCGACGGAGCCGTAGCACCGCATCCAGCGATGGGCCGCGCTCGGGGCGAGCTCGGCGTGCGTCTTGGGCGAGGGGGCGGTCACGGCGCCACCTCGGCGTCGGCCGTGACGGCGCCGACCGGGCGCTCGGCGATCGACGCGTGGACCCGGTGCGGGAGGAGCAGGGAGTCGGGGACGTCGAGCTCGAGCGCGACGATCAGCGCCCCGACGGCCGGCGAGCCCGGGGGACTCGCCGACATCGCCCGGACGCGCAGGCCGACGAGGTTCCCGCTGCGGGTCACGCGCGGGGTCAGCTGCAGGTAGCACCTCGTGATCACGTCGCACCTCCCGGGGGGTCCGATCAGCGCGTCGTAGCGCGACCACCAGCCGTCGTCGCAGAGCTCGCCGGTGCGCATGGAACGCAGCAGCCGCACCGCATCGTCTAGCGCGATGAGGGCGGCGGACAGGTCGTCGCGGTTGACCTGCACGATCGCCTTCTCGTAGTTACGGTTCTCGTAGACCACCTCACCCAGGCGCTTGCGCGCGGCGGCGATCTCCGACAGAGGAGTATATGGCGCGGGCTCGCGCGCGAGCCGCACCGCCTCGCCGACGACGGCCTCCGCGAAGTCGCGGAGGCGGTCGAACGTGTTGCTGGGATTGTCGCGGATGCGGCAGCCGAGGTCGTTCACCACCTGCGCGAGATCAACAGATGATCTCACTTCGGCACCTCCGGCGCGGCATCCTGGGCCGCGCGCAAGAACAGGAACACGTCGTTGAAGTGACCGAGCAGCTCGGACTTCTTGGCGCGCGAGAGCGCCGCGAGGATTTCCTCGACGGCCTTGATCGTCTCCGCGGCCTCGGCCTTGCAGAACTTCCCCTGGGTGTCGGCCATGGCCTCAGCTCCCCGTCGCCGCGGCCGGCGGACGCTTGCCGGCGGCGAGGCGCCGGCGGATCGCGTCGAGCATCGCGGGGTACTTCTCCGGCGGCAGGTCCGGCAGCCGCGGCGCGCCGACCTCGGCGAGGACCTCCTTCACGGCGGCAATGCCGCCGGTCGCCTCGGCGAGCTTGCGCATCTCCTCCTTGAGCTGATCCATCGTGACCGCCGGCGCGGGCGGCTGGATCGGGGTGGGCGGCGCCGCGGGGGCCGCCGCGGCGGGCGCGGGCGCGGCCTTCTCGACCTTCTTCTTGCCCGCGGCGGGGCGCTCGGGCGCGGCCGGCGCCGCGACGTCCTCGGGGGCGGTGGCGGTCGGCGCGAGCGCGGGCGGCCGCGCGCCCTCGGCGGCGAGGCGTGCAAGCAGCTCCGAAGCGATCGCGAGTTCGGACGGGGTGGGGGACTCGAGCGTGATTGTCAGGTTCATCGTGTTAGGTGAGTGAGCGGCCGGCCCGGCCCAAGCGGAGAAGGGAGGCGCGCGGCGGGCGCCGGGCCGGCCCCTGGTGGAGACCCGCCGCGTAAGGTTGTTCGGTCACTGCGACCTCGGGTCGGGTGCCGCCAGCTCGTAGCCGTTAGGCCCCCGCTTACAGAGGTTGACGGGCGCAAAGTAGGTGAGCCGTTGCGCGTCGCGCTCGATGTGGCTCGACCACCCGATCGCCCCACCGACGCGGACGTAGGTCACGTGCGTGAGCCACACGGCCTTGGGCGCCGTGTACGGGACGGACGGCAGCGGCGGAGCGACCAGGACGACGATTTCCCGCGCGTCCTCGCGCTCCTCAACGCGGCCGTCCCACGGACCGCCGATGAACCGCGCGATCACCGCAGCACCTCGCGGATCATCCGCACCTTGGCCCGCAGCGCGCGCGACACGTCGACGTCGGCGGTGCGCGCGAGCGAGCAGAAGCGGACGCGGCAGCGCCGGCCCTGGCCGATCCGGTGGATGCGGTCGGCGGCCTGCGCGTTCTCGCCCGGGACCCAGGACAGCTCGGCGAAGATCGCCAGTGCCGCGGCCGTCAGCGTGACGCCGACGCCGCCCGCGACGATGTTGAGCACGGCCACCCGGACGCGCGGGTCGAGCTGGAAGCGGTCGACGGCCGCCTGCCGCTCGGGCCCCGGCGTGGCGCCGGTGATCGTCACCACGCCGTAGGGCGCGAGCCGCTGCGCGATCCCCGCGACGACGTCGGCGTGGTGCGCGAACACGACCACCTTCGGCTCGCCGCCGTCGAGGTCGAGCGCCGCGAGCTCGGCGACCGGGCCGACCTTGCACAGCCCGCAGAGCCGCCGGAAGCGCGCGACGTCAACGCCGTCGCGCAGCGCGCGGAGCTCGCCCGCCGGGTCGTCGCCCGCGGCCTCGACGGCGGCCATGACCTTCCGCCCGACGCTCGCCTCGAGCTCGAGAAGCTCCGACGGCGGCGCGTCCCAGGCTAGCTGCACGTCCTCGTAGCTAACCTCTGGCAGGTCGAGGCACTCGGCCTTGGTGCGGCGCAGGAACAGACCGTCGAGGCGCTTCCTGAGCTCCGGCATCGCCTCCTGCCGGTTGGCGACGACCTTCCAGCCCGGGTCGTACTGCGACGGCCGCACGTGACAGTACCGCCGCGCGAAGGCGAGCAGCGACGGCGCGGGCGTGCCCGGCGCGGCCAGCCGCTCGGGGAACGCGGACGCCAGCATGAGCCAGAGGTCGGTCACGTCGTTGACGATCGGCGTGCCAGTCAGGAACCACGCGCGGTCGCACCGCTCGAGGACCGACTCCCGCAGCCGCGCCGGCTGGTCCTCGCCGCGCGGGACGCCGAAGAACGCGACCGACCGCTTCGCCGAGGGGGAGCGGAACGCGTGCGCCTCGTCGAGCACGCAGGCGGCCCACCGCCGCCGCAGCACGGCGAGCCGCACCTCGGGGCGGATCAGGAGCGAGTGCGGGACGACGGTTACCGGCGCGAGCCCGACGTAGGAGGCGTGGCGCGAGGTCGGCACGACCAGCACGTCGCGCGCGTGCCGGCCGGACCACGCGCACCACTCGCGCGCCCAGTTCAGGGCAACGACGGTCGGTGCCAGCACCAGCGCGCGGGCCCCGGGCTCGGCGGCGAGCACGCTCTCGGCGGCAGCGACGGCCGTCGCAGTCTTGCCGAGGCCGGGCTCGTCGAACAGGCCGGCGCGGCGGCGGGCGAGCAGCCAGTCGGCGCCGACCTGCTGGTGCTGGTAGAGGGTCTGCACGATGGGGAAGCGGGAGCGGGAGCGCGGGTAGCAGCGGGCCACACTACCGCCGCGCCGGACCGCATGGAAGCGGAGGCGTCCACTTTTTTTCGGCTGCGAGGGGCGGTAGTGTGCGGGGCCGCATGAGCTCTCGCAAATCGACGCCCGGCTTCGCCCTGCTCGGGGAGGCCCCGAGCGCGGCCGTCGCCGACCGCCCCGACCTCTGGCTGCTCCGCGACGAGACCGGCGTCCCCCACTCGGCGAACCGCCTGCGCGACGCAGGCGGGATGACGACGGCGGAGTTCAAGGCGCTGTTCCCCCTGCGCACGAACCTGTGGCGGCACGGCGAGCTCCGGGATGGCAAGTACCCGATCGACCTCGCGCTCGCGCGCTACCTGCCGCTGGTCGAGGCGGTCTCGGTCGGCGAGGTGCTCGGCATAGTCCACCTCGGAGCGCAGGTCCGCGGCGCGGTGCTCAACCGCCTCGTCGTGCTCGAGGACCGGTGGCCCCTGCTCCGGACGACGCTCGAGTCCGGCGGCCCGTTCGCGCTGCTGGACGCCTACGGCGTGACGGCGTGGCTGCCGCACCCGAGCGGCAGGTGCCGGTGGTGGAACGCCCCCGGGAATCGGCACCGAGCCGCCGAGGTGATCGAGACCCTCCGTCGGCTCCGCGGTGCGCTGCTGGCATTCCGCCGATGACGCTCCGGCGCACGGCGGAGTCGTCCCTCATCCCGCGCGCGCTGCGCGAGCAGGGCCGCTGGGTCCGCTGGGCGATGGCCGAGGTCGGCCCGCCGGGTCGGCGCCGGTGGACCAAGAAGCCCGCCGGCTCGCTGCTCGACCCGGACGTCCCGCGGCCGTTCGACGAGGTCGCGCGCGACGAGCTCACGCCCCGCGGCGGCGTCGGGTTTTGCTTCACCGGCCGCGTCCGCGTCCCCGGCGGCTGGCTGGTGGCGCTCGACGTCGACGCGTGCCGCGACCCGCAGACCGGCGCCGTCGCCGACTGGGCGCTGCACGTGGTCCGCGACCTGGGCCGCGGCAGCTACGCGGAGGTGAGCCCGAGCGGGACCGGCCTGCGCCAGTTCCTCGTCGTGAGTAAGCAGCCCGAGCACATAGGGCGGGCCCGCGTCGACGAGCCGCCCCCGCCGCTGGTCGACAAGCGGCCCGGCGTCGAGTTCTACGGCCTGAGCGGCGGCGCGCAGTACGTCACCGTCACCGGCGCGCAGCTCCCGGGCACGAGCGCCGACGTGCTCGCGGTCGACGACCTGTCCGAGCTCGCGCGCGAGCTCGGCGCGGACCAGCGCAACGGCCACTCCGGCGAGGCGGGCCTGCCGCGCGGGTCGGGGAAGCCGCCGACGCCCGAGGAGGCGGCGGCGGCGGTGCGGCGAGCGCCGCGCGGCGACGCGCTGCTGCGCGGCGACTGGGCCACGCTCGGCGCCGAGTCCGCCTCCGAGGCGTTCTACGAGCTCGAGCTGCTCGCGCTGCGCGCGTGCCGCAACCACGGCGCCGCCGCGCTCGACCTGATCATGCGCTCGGCGTGGGGCGCGGGCCTCGTGGACTCGCGCGAGCCCGGGCGCTACACGCGCCGCGACTGGGTCGCGCGCGACCTCGCGCGCGCCTCGGGCAAGGCCGGCGCCGCGCAGCCGAGCGAGGTATTCACCCCCGTCGAGGTCCCGCCGCCGGCGCCGCAGGACGAGTGGCTGGCGACGCCGGCCGAGGCGCGCGCCAGGAGCCGCGGGTGCCGGTGGCTCGCGCACGGGCTGCTGCAGCGGTCGGGCGTCGCGCAGGTGTTCGGCGACCCGAGCTCTGGCAAGACGCCGCTCGCGGTGTCGCTGGCGCTGCACGTCGCGGCCGGCCTGCCGCGCTGGTTCGGGCACGAGCTCGACGACCGCGGGCCGGTGCTGTACATGGTCGGCGAGGACCTGAGCGGCATGCTCGACCGCATCGCCGCGCAGGCGAAGGCGCTCGGCGTGCCCGAGGACGGGATCCTGGTCACGCTGCGGCCCGCGGCGCTCGTGCGGCCGGAGGAGCGCGCCGAGTGGCAGCGGCGCGCCGTCGAGCGCCTCGGCGGGCGGCCGCCGGTGCTCGTCGTGGTCGACACGCAGGCGAGGAACTTCGGGCCGGGCAACGAGAACAGCACCGAGGACATGGCGGCGTTCGTAGACGCGGTCGACGCGATGCGGCGCGAGCTCGGCTGCCTCGTGCTGCTCGTGCACCACACGGGGCACCAGAACAAGGACCGCGGGCGCGGCTCGTCGGCGCTACCGGCAGCGCTGGACGCGCAGCTCGAGGTGCGGCGCGAGGGCGACCTCGTGACCGCGACGGTGACCAAGCTCAAGCACGCCGCAACGCCGAGGCCGATCCGCGCCCGGCTCGAGGCCGTGCAGGTCGGCACGGACGAGAAGGGCCGCCCCGTCACCGCGGTGACGGTGGCGCCGGCGAGCGCCGCCGCCGCGCGTCCGGACGACCTCGGGCCGGCGCTGCTGGCGGTGCTGGCGGCGGTGCGCGATTCGGCCGGCGAGCCCGTCGGCCAGCGCGGGCTGGCGGAGCTCGCGGGAACGAACAAGAAGGCGGCCGCGGCGGCCGCGGCGGACCTCGAGCGGCTCGGCCTCGTCGAGGTGCGCGAGGACGGCGACCGGGGTCGCAGCCGCTACCTCCTGACCGACTCCGGGAGGCGGACCTGCCCCGCCGGGGCGGCCGGAACCAGTCGCGAACCAGTCGGAACCAGTCTGGCGCATCTGCTTGGCGAGGAAGCAGTTAGCCCCAAGAACCAGTCAAATGAGACTGGTCTCAACATGACTGGTTCATCCGGCGAAGAACCACGCGGAACCAGTCAGGAACGGATAGACGTAAATGACGAATAGCGAACAACTTGAGCTCGAAAAGTTGATTGGAACCAGTCAGAACCAGTCAACGCCTCCGACCACCAGGCGAACGACTGGTTCTGGTTCTCCCCCTAAAGGGGGGAACCAAACCAGCGTCGCGGTCCGGCCCGAGAGGGGGGTCCCAGTCGTCCGGTTCTGGACCCCGGCGGGCCCAAGCGGTCCCCGGCCCGAGCCGCGCCCGCGGTGGTCGCGGGCGGCCGGCCGCGCGTTCGTCCCGGGCTCCGCCGACGAGTGGAAGGACCAGCTCCGGGCGTCGTGCGTCGAGGCGCTGCTGCGCGACCCCGCGCGCGCGGCGGCCGACGCGCTCGGCGACCCGACCGGGCTGCCGGTGACGGCGGTCCCGTTCGCGGTCGAGCTCGAGCTCGTGTTCGCGCGGCCGCACCGGCACTACGCCGCGCGCGCCGGCAGGGACCGGGCGCGACCCGCCGACGGCACGCTGCTCAAGCCCTCGGCCCCGCGCTGGCACGTCCAGGTGCCGGACTGGGACAACCTCGCCAAGGCCGCGTGCGACGCGCTCTCGCGCTGGCACGACCTGCCGCCGCTGCTCTGGCTCAACGACTCGCAGGTCGTCGACGCGCGCGTCCGCAAGCGGTGGTCCGAGGTCGAGGACGACGCCCTCGGCTGCGGCTCCGGGTGCTGGTTCGAGGCGCGGATCCTCGGCGCGGCGGTGCTGCCGTGACGCCCTCGTTCGTCGGCGAGCTCACGCGCGGCGAGCGGCTTGAGCTCTCGCGCCGCCGCGCCGCCATCACGCAGTCCCAGGCCGCGCACGCGCTCCGCGTCTCGGTCGACCGCCTGCGGCGCTGGGAGCGCGACCTCGCCGGCGACGGCGCGCCGCTCGCGCTCGACGCCGCGAGCGAGCTCAGGCCGCACGAGCGGTGCTGGCTCGCGCGGCGCCGCGCCGACTGCACGATGCGCTCGGTCTCCGCGGCGCTCGCGCTGTCGCTGACCTGGGTCCACCGGGCCGAGACCGGCGCGCTCGGCGCCGACCGCATCGGGGCGCTGCTGGCGTTCTGGGGCCTCGCGAGCTAGGCTCGGGGCGTCGTGAACGTCTCGCAGGTCCCACTCGCCCAGCTCAGGCCGCACCCGCGGAACTACCGGACCCACCCCGCCGACCAGCTCGCGCAGATCGCCGCGTCGCTGCGCGAGCACGGGTGGTATCGGCCCGTCGTGGTCGCGCGCGGCGACGTGATCCTCGCCGGCCACGGCGTCGTCGAGGCCGCGCGCGGGCTCGGCTGGACGCAGGCGCCGGTGACGCGGCTCGACGTGGACCCCGAGTCGGTCGCCGCGATGAAGGTCCTCGCGGGCGACAACATGATGCCGCACCTCTCGGTCGACGACGACCGCGCGCTGACCGAGATGCTGCGCGAGATCCAGGAGAAGGGCAACCTGCTCGGGACCGGGCTCGACGCCGCGGCGCAGCTCGCGGCGCTGGCGATGGTCACGCGGCCCGCCGGCGAGGTGCGCGACAAGGACCACGCGCTCGCGTGGCTCGGGATGCCGCAGACCGAGAACGAGGCCGCGCTCGACGGCTCCGAGTTCCGCGTCATGGTCTGCCTCGACTCCGAGGCGCGCCGCGAGGAGTTCCTGCGGCTGATCGGCAGCCCGCTCGTGTCGAAGCGTACCGCCGCGTGGTGGGCGCTCTACTGGCCAGACCGGCCGCGGAACGTGCGGCACCCCGAGCTCCGCGCGCTGCTGGGTGAAGCATGACTGCCGGCGAGGTCGGGCCCGACGGCCGCAGCACCCGCAACGGCCAGTTCGTCAAGGGCGAGTACAAGGGCGGCCCCGGCCGCCGCCTCGGCAGCGTGAACCTCCGGCGCCTCGTGCGCGAGAAGGCGGCCGAGGCGGGCACCGACGCGGAGACGATCGTGTGGTCGGTGTTCGCGGCGCTGATCGCCCGCGCCCGCGGCGGCGACGTCCGCGCCGCCGTCGCGGTGCTCGAGTACCTCTGCGACCGCGAGGCGATCGAGCTCCTCGTCACGCACGAGGGCTCGGTGTCCACCGGCCCCGCCGCGGTGCCCGACTCGAGCACGCTCGCGCACTACCTCGCGGAGCTCGCCGGCGTGCCGGACTCCGTGCGGCGCGCGCTCGCCGACCGCGCCGGCCGCGCCGACGCGGCGGAGCTCGGCAGCCTCCTGGGGTGAGCGAGGCCCGCGCCGCGGCCGAGGCCGAGTTCCGCGCGCGCATGCTCGCAGCGTTCGACCGCGCCTGCCCCGAGGTCGCCGGCAACCCGTTCATCCCGCACTGGCCGACGCTGCCGCAGGCGCGGTTCCTCGGGCTCCGCGCGGCCGACCCCGAGGCGATCCTCGAGGCGCTCTACGGCGGCGCGGCTGGCGGCGGCAAGTCCGACGCGCTGCTCATGGCCGCGGCGCAGTACGCGTGGCGGCACGGCGAGTTCAGCGGCCTGATGCTAAGGCGCACCTACACGGAGCTCGCGCAGCCCGACGCGCTGATGGACCGCGCGCTGCGCTGGTGGGTCCCGCGCGGCGTGGAGTGGGACGGCTCGAACAAGGTGTTCACGTTCCCGAGCGGCGCGCGCGTGAAGGTCGGCTACCTCGACCACGCGCGCGACGAGCTCCAGTACCAGGGCGCGGCATTCCAGCTCGCGTGCTGGGACGAGCTCACGCACTGGGACGACCCGCTGCAGTACGAGTTCGTCAGCCTCTCGCGCGTGCGCCGCCCCGCGGGCTCCGCCGTGCCGCTGCGCGCGCTCTCCGCGTCGAACCCCGGCGGCCCGGGCCACGCGTGGGTCCGCGACCGCTTCGTGACGGGCCGGGTCAACCCGTCGTCAGGTGTTAGGACTCCGCCCGTCGGCACCTACGTCCCCGCGCGCCTCGACGACAACCCGTACATCGACCGCGCCGCCTACGAGAAGTCGCTCATGCGGCTCCACCCGACGCGGCGGCAGCAGCTCCGCGACGGCGACTGGCGCGCGCGCGAGCCCGGCGACTACTTCCGCGCCGAGTGGTTCGGGCCGCTGCTCGACCCGGTCGCCGACGCGCCGCCGCCCGGCGGCCACGTCGCCGTGCGCTGGTGGGACCTCGCCGCGTCGGAGAAGGAGTCGGCGGCCCGCACCGCCGGCGTGCTGATGGTCCGCTTCCGCACCGGCGTCCGCGCCGTGCGGCACTGCGCGGCGTTCCGGCTCACGCCCGGCGCGCGCGACGCGGCGATCGTCCGGCAGGCGGAGATCGACGGGCGGGCGGTGACCGTCGGCGTCGAGATCGAGGGCGGCAGCGGCGGCGTGGCGCAGTTCGACTCGCTCGCCGAGCGGCTCCGCGCGCGCGGCTACCGCTGCGTCGGTGCGCGGCCGCGCGACACCGCGCGCGCCGGCCGCGGCGAGGCCGAGCGTCGCATCGTCGTGCTCGGCTCCGAGTCGATGCGCGCGAAGGTCGGCCGCGCCGACCCGGTGGCCGCCTGCCTCGAGCGCGGGCACCAGCGCCGCGGCGAGTGCCCCCGCACCGGCGAGCCGTGGTGGGGCGCCGACGCCGACCTGCCGCTCGTGCAGCAGCGCGACGGCCTGCGGCTCTACGCCGGCGCGTGGACGCAGGAGTTCCTCGACGTCGTCGAGGGGTTCCCCGACGGCGCGACCGTCGACGAGGTCGACGCGATGAGCGGCGCGTGGGCGTGGCTCGAGTCGCACCCGTGGGGTGCGCAGGTCGCGCCCGACGCGCGCCTGCCGCGCCCGCGCGACTCGGCCGAGCTCCACCCTGACGACCGCGAGGAGCCCGCCCGCCCTCGCGTCGAGGGGCCGTAGCTAGTCGGCGCGGCCGTCGCGCACGAACCCGTGCCAGCCGCAGCCGCTCTTGAGCAGCACGGAGACGGGTAGCGCCGGGACGCCGGGCGCGAAGGTCAGGTCGTCGAGGCCCGTGCCTTGCGGCTTCCAGCGGCCCGGCACCGGGTAGACGCTCTGCGGCACGTGTCGCCACCAGCACACGATCGAGTGCGTCCCGACCGGCCCCGCGTTCTCGGCGAAGCACTTCGGGCACAGGAACAGCACGCCGTCGGAGTCGGCGAGCTCGACACCCTCCCACCGCCACGACTCGCCGGCCGGGTCGAGCAGTTTCAAGAAGCGCGCGTCGAGCTCGCGGAGTGTCGGCACGCGCGGCATGCTACCACGCCCATGCGAACCCTCGCGGTCCTCGTCGTGGCGTCCCTGGCCCTGCTCGCGCTCGCCGGCTGCGGCCTGCTTACCCCGGCGATCTCCGGCGTCGCCCCGGCGGCCGGCACGCCCGAGGCCGGGCAGCTCGCGCAGCAGGTCGACGAGTCGATCTGGCGCTGGCTCGGCGCGGTGTTCTTCAACATTCCGCCGGCCGTGAAGGTCGGCGCTGCGGCGCTCGCCGGCGAGCTCGTCCGCCCGGCGTCGCGCGTCGTGCGCGGCGCGCGTCACATACACCGAGTCGTGAAGTGGGGTCGCGCCGCTGCGCGCTCCGCGGCATCCGCGACGCCGCCGGCGAAGGTCGGCTAGCGGTCGAAGTAGCGCCGGCGGCGCGACCAGAGCTTGCGCCAGTCGATGCAGCACCCCGACGCGTCACCGCCGTCCGCCGAGGCGATCGCGCGGGCCCGCGCCGGCGCCGACAGCGGGCTGGCGTCCCAGCGCACGCAGCACAGGCCGGCTCCGTTGACCTGGAGCACGGTCCCGAACACGCGTAGGTAGTTCGGCTCGAGGCGCACGCCGGCGTTGCCCCACCGCACGCGGACGAACACGCGGTCGCCGACGCGCGGCCCGATGGTCGGCGTGTAGCGGCGCCAGTCGAGGCCGGGTCGCTCGCGGGGCATCACCGGCGGGCCCCGAAGCGTGGCAGGTAGCGCGAGGCGAAGTACTCGCGGTGCCCGACCCAGAGCCCGTCGACGTCGAACCCCCACGACCGCCGGCGCCAGCCGGCGAGGACGAGCGTCCACGTCGGCCGGCGCGCGAGCAGCGCGACGCGGTGGAGGTCCTCGGCGCGGCGCAGGCACACCGAGCCGGCGCGCCGGCGCCCGGTGCGCCCGTCCGGGCGCTCCTCGAGGTAGCCGCCGCGCAGCACCACGGACACGAACGACCACGGGTGGTCGTGCATGTGCCGGTCGCGGTCGGGCTCGCGGATCGCGTGCAGGTAGACCCCGAACCACGGCGTCTGCAGCAGCCGCCAGCGGGTGAGGTAGGTACGCTCGGGGTGGAGCGAGTCCGGGATGTCCTCGCGGGAGAAGATCGCCCAGTTCCGGCTCATGGCCGCTCCAGCTTACCGCCGAACGCGCGGTTCCAGAGCTCCGCGGCCCGCGTCCGGTTCCGCGCGTGGACCGCGACGTCGTGCACGGGCAGCGGGGAGTCGTCCGGGTCGAAGTCCTCCGGGCTGGCGAAGCACGAGAGGCGGACCACCGCGCGGCAGCCCGCGGTACGCGTGTCGTACTCGGACGCGTCGAACTCGGGCGCGCGGCCGCAGACGCGGCACGGGGCGAGCCTCACTGGTGGTAGCTCCGCATGCAGCCGACCGAGCAGAAGTAGCCGGGGATCGCGTCCGTGCGGCCGCCGTCGTGCCAGACCTCGTAGCAGAACAGCCGCCTGCGCGCCGAGGTCCCGCCGCACCACGCGCACGTGCGCCCGTGCGGGTGAGAACCACGCGTGGGCAGCAGGACGGTCCTGCGGACGAGCTCCGTGCGCGCGAACGGGTCGCGGCTGACCACGCGGCTCACGTCGCGCCTCCCGCGCCGATGAGATCCGCGACGCGGCGCGCTACGTGGCAGTACTCGGCGACGCGCTCGCGCTCGCCCGGCAGCGGCTCGCCGTCGAGTCCGCAGGTCATCAGCGGTTGGCGCCAGTTATCGCCGTCGCACTGCGCGCCCTCCGTGCCGTCGAACACGAGGCAGTCCGCTCCGGTCTCGCAGATCGCCCCGCACTCGTGCGCGAAGCAGAAGCCAGGGAATTGCGCGAAGTCCGGCGTCGGCGTGTCGTATTTGTCGTCGGATAGGCCGCAGAGCGAGCGGACGTCGCTGGCTCCGCCCCACGGGCACTCGAAGTATAGGAACATGCCGGGGTCGTCGCCTACCTCGTACCCCTGCGCCGCGAACCACTCCGCGACTGCGGGGTGGCTCGCGACGAAGGCGGGCGGGAGGTAGAAGATCGAGCTGGTGGTCTCATACCAGGTCGGGGCCGTCCTAGGTAGCACTAGGTAGCAGTTTTCTCTGGGTGGGTGGAAAAAAAGAGGTAGCAGGGGGTAGCATCCTCCCGGGCGCCCGCTACTGTCTCCCCCATGGTCACACCTAGCATCAAGTCCACTCCCTCCAAGAACGCGCAGGTCCGCGCGCTCTTTCCCGCCGCCCGCGCCTGCCGCACGCACGCCGCCGCGCAGCGCAAGCTCGACCGTGCCTGCGGCCTGCTCGACGGCGTCCTCGCGATGGTCGTCGAGCTCGACGACGGGTTCCTGCCCGTCGCGGTCGTCAACCGCCACACGGAGCACCGCGCCGGCGCCATCTCGGTGTCCGGCGTCTGCGTCACGAACGGCATGGCGCTGGGGGCACCGTGAAGACGCGCAGTAACCTCGAGTGCAGCGCGCTCTGCGCGCAGCTGAACTCCCTGACGAACCCTGCGAAGCTGCGCACCGACTACGAGCACGAGCAGGCGCGGAGGGAGGCGAAGCGGGTCCGCGCGGAGCTCCAGCGCCGGTTCGTCTGGGCCCGCGACTACATCGAGACCGACAGCGGCGCCGTCTACGCGGTCGGAGGCGGCTCGTGAGCGCCCCCGACAAGCCGCGCGCGGGCTGGCAGCCGTCGATGCCGTTCTGCTGCGCCCTGATCCGCACCTCGGTCGCCGCGCCCTACCTATGCCGCCGCCGCGCGCCGATCCGCGTGCGGCGCTCGACCGACTCGCGCTGGTTCTACTTCTGCCCGATGCACCGCTCGGTCGCCAAGCGCGTGCAGGCGGGAGGTGCGCCGTGAGCCAGCCGCGCCCACCCGCGCCGCCGACGCACGTCGTCCTGCTCACGACGGACGCGCGGCGCGCGCTCATCCTCGCCGGCAACCACGTCCAGGCGGGCTGGGCTGTGACCCCGAGCGGTCGACGGCTCGACCTCGTGACGCTCGTCCGGCCACCGCACGCGATCGAGGTCGTCGAGGTCGTCGAGGTCGCCGAGCCGACGTGGTACGGACGCGGCGTCCGCCTCAGCGACGAGCGCATGCTCACCGGCGAGACCGGCCCGATCTGCGGGCGCGAGCGCGCCGCGTGGCTCCCGTGCCCGGCCTGCGGCGCTCCGCTCGTCGACGAGTACACGCCGGAGACGCCGAGCACCCTCGCGACGCGCCGGTGCTGGAACGGCCACGTCGCGTCGATCAGTCGGACGGGCGCGGTGGCCCGGGCGGTGCACCCGTGAACCGCCGCGACTGGTATCAGCGCGTCAACGAGGCGTGGCCGGGCTACGACCCGGTGGCGAAGTGCCACCACTTGCCGGCGCTCACGTTCCCCGAGGCGGCGCGCGCTGCGCGCCTCCTGTGGCGCTACGCGCTCGGCAGCACGCTCCGGCTCCGCGTCGTCGAGACCAGCGGCAACCGCCGCACGTGGATCTACGACGGCGAGCTCCGCGTCAACCCCGAGCTCGGCTGGAACGAGCTCACGCACGACCTGTCGCACTTGTTCCAGCGCGTGCGCGACCCGACGACAACGCCGCACAGCAAGGAGCACGCCCGCCTGGAGCTCCGGCTCGTGCGGCGCGGCTGGCTCGACGGCCGGCTCAAGGACGCGCCGCGTCCCGCCGCCGCGGCCCCCGAACAACTCAAACAGCCGGCCGCGAGTGGCGGTGTGACCCTGCCGGGCGGTCTCGTCGACCGCCAGCTCGCGGCCGGCTTCTCTCTCGACAAGCGGGTCGCGCACGCGCAGGCGATGCTGCGGCGCGCGGTCACGCGCTGCCGGCGCGCCGAGACGATCCTCAAGAAGTGGCGGCGCCGCGCCGCAGCGCTCGCGCGCCGCGTCGAGGCGGCGCGAGCGGTGCCGTCGTGACGCACCACCTCGAGCGGACGTTTACGCGCGCCGAGTACGACGCGCTGCTGCCGATGAGCTCCGTCCGGCGCGCCGCCTGGGGGCGCGCCAAGCGGCGCTGGTCGGCGCGGCGCGTCGTCGTCCGGTTCGAGTTCCACTCGCACCTAGAGGCGTTCATCCGCGACAAGCAGTTCAGCAGCGAGAGCTACGACGCGCTGCCGCTGCGAACGGTCGACCGCGAGTTCAAGGTGCTCGTGGTGGACCGCGCCGGCGTCCCCGGGCCGCACGAGTGGATGGCGCTCGAGGGCCTGCCGAGCCCGGTCGCCGGCGCGCGCTGGCAGCTCGCGCTCGCGGCGCGCCGGCGCGCCGGCGTGGTGGAGTTCGCGCGCGCCGTGCTCGACGAGCGCCTCGGCGCGGCGGTCGTCCCCGGCGACGCGCCGGGCCTGCGGTTCGTCCGCGGCGACGGCTCGCTGCTCGACGGCGGCGCGCGGTAGACGTAGCATCCCGGCCCATGTCGGGAGCGTCTCGCGCGGTCCTCGTCCTGCTCGCCCTCTGCTCTGCCGCCGCGGCCCAGGTAGTCCGCGCCTGCAACTACGGGACGGCGGCGTTCGGCGGGTGGCACCGGACCACCGTCGACTCGCTGCCGCCGCACCTGCGCGGCGTGACCTCCGACAAGTCCGTCGAGTACGCGGTCGGCCGCCCGGTCGGGCTCATGGGCTACGCGCTCGACGTCCGCGTCAAGCTCGGGCCGGGCCAGTCCGCGAAGTACGACCTGGGCGCGAGCTCGCCGGTCGACGGGCCGCAGAAGGTCACGCCCGAGGAGGCGGGCGCGCCGGTCGTCGGCGGGTTGAAGCTGCCGCTGCTCTCGGCCGAGGTTGACGGGGCCGGGACCGCGTTCCACTGGCGCGGACGGCCGTGGCCGAGCGCGCCGATGTTCTGCGCCGACGCGTGGGCTACGGCCTACCCCGGGCAGGGGTGGTTCCCGGGCGAGCTCGTCGTCACGGCGAGCGACCCTTCGGTCCCGGACATCACCGCGGCGGTGCCGGCGTCGGGCCTCACGTTCGCGTGGTCGACGGGGATCGCGTGCGTCGACGGCTACCAGCTGGCCGTGCCGACAGTGCTCGTCCCCGGCGGCGACTGGTTCTGCGACGGGCAGGCTCGCGCGTGGCGGTTCGTCTCGGGCGTCGGCGGCACGATCGACGCGGCGCACTCCGCGCTCGGCGAGTCGGCCGCGGCGATCGCGGTCTGCGGCATCCAGCGGCCCGGCCTGCTCGGCGCGCCCGGCACGGCACCCGCGGGGTTCGACCCGGTGGCGTGGGGCCACGAGCGGCTGCCGCTGGCGCGCGCCGCGCTGCAGGGCTGGGAGATCCTTCGCGACAGCCGCGGCGGGTCCGTCGGCGTGCCGAAGCGCGCCGGCGACACCGGCGATCACGAGGACTGGCCCGGCCTCAACAAGGGCACCGAGGAGTACCTCTCGCCCGCGACCGGCCCGTACCTGGTGCGCTACTACGCCGCGCTGCGGCAGCTCTCGCGCCCGTGCCACCACCTCGAGAAGGACGGATCTCCGCTCCGGCTCGCGCTGCACCCTGGCTGCTCGCTCTGGGTCGCGCGGCCGAACTTCGCGGACGGCGGCGTCACGGATTACCTCGGCAAGACTCGACGACCGACGCTCGAGGAGGGTCACGGGTGGGAGGGCCCGGACAGCGAGCACTGGCTGATCGGCACCGTCGCGCAGGCGTACCAGTGGACCGCGAGCCCGGCGCTCGGATGGGAGGTCGAGCACGAGGCGCGGCTGTTTATGTTGACGGAGACCGTCGACCCGCGCTTCGCGACGACGTCGCTGACCGACGCGAGCCGCGCGTGGGGATTCTGGATGTCCGTCGGCGCGTGGTGCTGGCAGCTCTGCCCCGACCGCGAGCTCGCCGAGCAGGTCCGCCGGCGGATCGTCGACCGCGTCGCGCTGCTCGCTCCGCGCTGGTCGTGGGTCCCGCAGCCCGCCGCGTGGTTCGACGTGCGGCCCGCCGGCAGCATCCCCGGACCGATCGGCGGGGGGTTCGCGCAGGCGTCGATGCAGTACCAGCAGAACATGCCCGGCGCCTCGTGGCAGGTCGTCGGCGAGCTCCTCGGCGCTGACGACGGCGCGCAGGCTGTCGAGATCGGGCGCCGCATGGCGCGCGCGTGCGTCGACTGCGGCTGGTCGCCGTCGGGCTCGCGGCTCGTGCTCTGGGACGGCGTCGGCTTCAACCCGGACGGCGCCCCGCTCCGCCCGGACCAGTTCGTCGAGGGGCAGGGCGCGCACCGCAGCGGATTCTTCGACGGCAACTGGGGCCTCGCCGGCGCGTGGGGCGTGCTGCGCGCGGACCCGAAGAACGCGCGCGCGCTCGCGATCATCGCGCAGGCTCGCGCGCTCCCGCCGACGCCGAACCAGCCCGTGCCGCTCAACGACTGGTTCCTCCCGCTCGGGACGAGGCGCTGACCCGTGGCCGCGGTCCCGGGCGTGATGATCATCGGCGACTTCCAGGTCCACGGCGGACCGTCGCCGACCGTGAACTCGGGGTTGTCGGCCTTCGGCGCCGGCGACGTCGTCCAGAACTTCCCCGACAAGCCGATGCGCGTGGTGCCCGACAACCTCGTCACGGGCGCGCCGACGGCGGGGATCATCAACTGGTATCCGTGGTTCGACGGACTCCGCGGCGCGCAGTTGTTCGCGATCTCGAACACCGGCACCGACGCGACGCACGTCCGCGTCACGCCGTCGCCGGGCTGGGCGCTGAACCAGTTCGCGCCGACGGCGACGCGCACGTGGACGGTCTCGGTCGTCAACTCGACCGGCCTCGGCTTCCTGTTCCGCGTCAACATCGTGAGTAACACCGCCGACACGCTGACGCTCGCGTCGTCGTCGCCGGTCGCCACCTCGGCGAACGGGTGCTTCGTCTCCGACGGCCGTTTCAGCGACTACCACGCGCTCGCTGGCGCGCTCGTCTCGACCGAGCTCGGGAGCGTCGTCAGCATGCGCGGCGGCTCGACGTGGCAGGTCCTAGGCCAGGGTGTCGGTCCCGACGCCGGCCTGATCCGCGAGCTCCTCGAACACGTCTACGTGAGCGCGCCCTACTTCCAGTTGGCGAAGTGGGGCGACCCGCGCCCGACGACGCAAGCCTACGAGGACGGCACGGGCATCGCGCGCGCCCCGTTCCAGGACGTGCTCGGGCGCATCAACGCGGCGTGGGCGGCGCTGGGCAACGGCAACACGCTGTTCTGGGACCTGCTCGTGCTCGACATGAGTCAGGCCGACGTCGTCGACTGGGCGACGAACCCGCTCCACTTCCTGAGCTACCAGACGGCGCTAACGCAGACGATCGCGTGGTTCCGCAGCGCCGCGGCGCTCAACAACGCGAGCATGAAGGTCCTGATCGCCAACCACGCGAACGAGATCAACAACGTCACGACGCCGACCGGCACCCTCAATGCGAACCGCATCCACCGTGCGGTCGCCGCGGCCGGCACGAACGTCCGCACGTTCTCCCTTGAGGGTCTGCCCTTCCGCCTGCCGGCGCCCTACGTGCCGAGTGCCAACAAGAACGCCTACGAGCCCTCGGCCTACTGGACCGACTACCCGCGCATCGTGCGGCAGGGCTTCGAGCTCTTGCTACTCGGCAACCCGCCGAACTTCGACGGCGCGATGCCGGTCTACGTGCTGATCGGCGACAGCATCAGCGTTGGCCCCATCAGCGAGCCGTTCCTGACTGCGCTCAACTCGCCGACGATGCCAACCGGCCCGCGCGATTCGCGGCAGAAGGTCTACAACCGTCTGAACGGCGCGGTCGAGACCTACGACGCGAACGATAACAGCAACACGTCGGGCACGGTGAACGCGAACGCGGGGCCCGAGTGTTCGATGATCGTAGAGTTGATGAACCGGCACCCGACGACGGGTTGCGTCGTCGTCAAGCGCGGGTCGAACGGGTCGACGCTCGCGGCGAACGTCTCGGCTTACAGCGGCGGCGGCGCCAGCGGCGGCCGGTGGGACAAGGCATACAACGAGCACTACCCCGAGCTCGTGAACGACATCCGCGCCGCGATGAACATCATCAACCAGACGCTCCACAAGCAAGCGGACCTGCGGGGCATCGCGGTGATCCTGGGGTCGAACGACCAGATCATCAACGGCGGCGCCGCGGTGTTCTCCGCGTCGCTGCCGCAGTTCGTCGCCGACCTGCGCTCCGACTTCTCGACGCGCACCAGCGGGCCGCGACTCCGGATCGCGTGGCGCGTGCCGCAGCTCGGGACCTCGACGTCGATCGCCGCGGAGTCGGTCGCGATCCGCGCCGCGGTGCGCACCCTCGCCGGCGCCGACCCCGACTTTGTCGCCGTCAATGTCGACGACCTGGAGCGCAATGCGAGCGACAACCTGCACGAGACCCCGGATTCCAGCCTTGAGGACGGCCGCCGGCTCGCCCTCGCGCTGGCGCCGGCGTCGGTGGAGTAGCGGGCGCCCGGGGCGCGTGGTAGCGTTCCGCGTCCATGAGCAGGCCGCGCCACTTCGAGCATCCCGACGACCCGAAGCCAAGGACCGACGATGAGGCGCGCGCTCGCGACGCGATGATCCGGAGCGGCGAGCTGTTCGCGCCGCCGCGGGACGAGCTCGAACGCGCGGTGGCCGAGGACCCTGATTTCGCGGACTACTGCAAGAGACGCGGATACGTGACGCCGCAGGACCTACGGAGGCGGGCCGAAACCGCCGCGGAGCGTGAGCGCCTCGAAGCCGAGGTCCAGGCTGAGAAGGACCGCCAGCTCGCGAAGCTCGACGCCGAGGCGCAGGCGCGGCGCGCCGAGCGCGAGCGGCAGGACGAGAAGCGCGCTGCGGTCGAGAAGGCCCGGCAGGACCAGATCGAGCAAGCGGCGGCGTTCGAGCGCGAGCGTGCCGGCGCAGCCGCCGCGGCGGCGGCGGCGGCAGAAGCAGCCGGAACGCCCGAAGGCGTCGAGGGCCTGGTCGGCGGCCCGCCGTCGCCGGCGTCTCCGCCGCCCGCCTGACCTGATCCCCTCGGAGACGTCTCGCGATGGTCCAGGAACTCCGGGTCAAGCAGCAGAGCCAGTCGCTCTACGTCCGCGCCCTGTCGTCGGCGTGGCGGAACGGCGTGCAGCTCTACGACCCGAGCCTGTGGCTCCTGCGCGACCCGGACGCCGAGGAGAAGATGCTCCGCGACGCCGACATCGCGCACGCGATCGGATACCGGCGCGCGATCGTCGCCGGGCTTGACTGGTCGTGCTCGCCGCTGATCCCGAACTCGCCGCGCGCCGATCTCGCGGTGTCGGTCGGCACCGACCTGCTCAAGTCGATCCGGCACTTCACGCAGGCGCGCGACAACCTCGCGCGGGCGTTCTTCTCCGGCGCGCGCTTCGCTCGCATCCACGGCGAGGTCCGCACGCGGGACTTCGGCGACGGGCGCCCGCGGCAGTGGTGGTGCCCAGTGCGGCTCGAGGACATGGACAAGCGCATGTTCCGGATCGTGCCGAAGAACGACGGCAAGACGATCACCGCGCACTGGGAGCGGTGGGACGTCGCGCGGCAGGAGTTCCGCGTCGAGACAGTCGACGACGCGGTGCACACGATCCGCCACGTCTACCAGGACGACGAGGGCAGCCTCGGCTACGGCCGCGCGCTGCGCGAGGCGCTCGGCTGGTGGTGGTACGCAAAGGAGCACGTGTTCTCCGAGTCGCTCAAGGCCGTCGAGCGATTCGCGCAGGGCATCATCGCGGCGAGGGTCGAGGGCGTCCGCGACGCCGCGACGAACCTGCCGAACGTCGAGCTCATCCGCGAGTGGCAGAACGTGCTCGAGGACCTCCGCGCGCGGCACGTGCTGGTCTACGACTCGGCGGACCAGGTCGAGACGATCCAGATGAACGGCGAGGGCTGGCAACTCCTGAAAACGATCCGCGACGAGATCCGCGCGACGATCTTCACCCTCGTCCTCGGCGCGAACCTACCGACGTCGGCCGACAAGGGCGGCAGCTACGCGCTCGCCGACGTGCAACAGGACAGCACCGAGCTCATCATCAAGCGCGACCGCGGCTCGCTCGGCGAGACCCTGACGGATGACCTGCTTGGCTGCGTCTGGTTCTACAACCACGCGAACCTCGTCGAGCTCGGGATCGACCAGGAGCGCCCGACGTTCGAGACCTCGCACGAGAAGCAGCAGGATCCCGAGAAGCGCGCGAACACCGCGTCGACGCTGAACGGCATGGGTGTCGACCTCGCGCTCGACGACGTGCTTGACCAGACCGGGTTCCGCCTGCCGAAGGTGGGCGAGCCCGTCGTCAAGGGTCGCGCCGCCGCGGCGCCCGGCGCGGGCGGTGGCGACCCGCTGAACGTGTTCCCCTTCCGGCGGCCGGTCCCGTGACGCCGCAGCCCGACAAGTTCCTCGAGGACCTGACCGGGCGCTACGCGCGGCTGCACTTCGCCGCCGTCCACGACTTATACGTCGCGGTCGTGACCGGGAACAACCCGGCCGCCCGCGACGCGCGCGCCGAGCTCGACCGCGTCGTTACCGAGACGATGGGCATGGCGGAGGTGCTCGGCGCGCGATTGACCCTCCAGGCGGCGGCGCGCGAGCGCGGGCGCCTGACGGACCGCGAGGCCGCGGTGACGCTGCTTATGCGGGGTGTCGTCTGCGCCGAGCTCTGGGAGCGGGGGCACCGGCTCCTGGCCTTCGCCGACGAGCCGACGCAGACGATCTTTCCCCGCGTGACGCTGACCGAGGCGCTCGACGACCTCGTGAGTCGGACGCCGGTGACGCTGCGCCGCGCCGCCGACAGGTCGGCGCAGAAGATCGCGCAGCTCTACGGCGCGGGCCGCGTCGTCGCGTTCGCGCGCGCCGCGGAGAAGGCCGTCACCGAGGAGGCGCACCGCACCATCGCGCGGCTGTTCCGCGAGGGCCTCGGCGAGAACGAGGCCGCGCGCGAGCTCTCGCGCTCGGTGGAGGCGGTCCGCGAGCGCAGCGCGCCGTGGGCCGAGTCGTACTCGCGGATGGTGTTCCGGACGACGGTCAACACCGCGGTGACCGCGGGCCGCTTCCGGCAGGCGCGCGACCCCGACGTGCGCGAGGTCGCGCCGGCGTTCCGCTTCGACTCTGTGAACGACGCTGACACGCGCCCGAACCACCGCGCAGCCGACGACGTGATCCTGTCCGTCGACGACCCGCAGTGGGCCAGGATCGCCCCGCCGCTCGGCTACAACTGCCGCTGCCGGGTCTCGATGGTCACGAGCTACGAGCTCGACCAGATGGGGCGCCTCGACGCGCGCGGCAATGTGGTCCCGACCAAGGTGCCCAGCGACGCCGGCCCCGACGAGGGCTTCCGGCACGGCGGGCGTCCCGACCTCTTCGCGGTGACCGCGTGAACGCGGACCGCGACTGGCCGGAGACGTTCCGCGAGTTCCGGCGGATAGCCGCCGAGAGCGGCGTGCGCGAGGTAGCGCAGCGGATCCCCGCCGACTACAGCACCGTCTACCGGATGCTCCGCGGCGAGACCGCGGAGCCGACGCGCGCCGTCCGGGCGGGCATCGAGCGGATCGTGACGGAGCACCAGCGAAAGGACTGACGCATGAGTTTCATCAACCTGTCACTGAACGCGCAACCCCCGAGCCAGCCTCGCGGTCCCGCGGTGCTGCTCGCGACGTTCAACCGCCCGAACGACACCGCTCCCTACGCCATCGGCGACGTGATCTCCGCGTCGACGGGCTCGGCCGACACGATCATTTTTACCAACCCGGGTATGGTCGGGAAGGTCTGGACGGCCTCGCTGGTCTACGCGCACACGATCGGCGCGGACTTCGACCTCTTGCTGTTCGACGGTAACCCGAGCGGCTTTGCCGACAACGCGGCGCTAGCCCTAAGCTCGCCGAACGACGAGGCGAAGCTCGTCGGCTCGTTCCGCTTCCCGAGCGCGAACAAGATCAACATCGGGTCGAACCTGGAGCTCTACCGCACCGTCGGCCCGCTCGGCGAGATGCACACCGGGCCGTTTTCGTTCGGCGCGGGCCCCGTCGGCGGCCTGTTCGGGCTCGTGCGCGTGAACACCGTGTTCACGCCTGCGGCCAACACACGCATGACGATCCGCCTCCACGTCGAGAGGGACTGACGATGAACTACCGGGCCACGCGCGACGCGGGCGGCGCGCTCACAATCCACGACGTCCCGATCTTCCTCGAGTGCGAGAAGGGCGACGCGAAGTTCGACGCGGACTGGATCCGCGGCGCCGTCGCGAAGGCCGCGCAGGCGGAGCGCGACGGCTACCTGCCGCCGCTGCACGTTCGCCACCACGGCAAGAAGGAGGCAGCGGCGCCGGTGCGCGCCGCGGGGTTCTTCCGCGTCCTCCGCGCGGCGCCGATGCAGTTCAAGGGCGAGGAGCGGCTCGCGGTGTTCGCCGACCTCGTCGTCACCGACCCGTCGGTGCGCGAGGACCTGCTCGCGAAGCGGCTCCCCTACCGCTCGGTCGAAATCTTCGACGTCGGAGACCCGGGGATCGACTCGCTCGCGCTGCTCGACCACGAGGCGCCGTTCCTCGAGCTGCCGATGCTCATGGTCTCGGAGGTCGGCGGCGACACCCAGCGCCTTGTGGCAAGTGCCACTTTCGCGCAGCCCTGGTCGCGCGGGAGGTCGACGGACCGCGACACGGTGGTAGCGTTCTTCCGTCGAGGGCAGGCAGCGTACCTGCTCACCCAGGACGTGAACGACGCGAACGATGACGACGCCGGCAAGGACACCCCCGAGGGTGAGAAGCCCGCGGCGGCGCAGGACTCGAAGGTCAAGGCGATCGTCGAGTCCATCGAGGCCGGTTCGATCACCGTCGCGGACCTGGACGCGATCCTGGCCGCGGTCAAGGCGCTGCGCGACTCGCGCGCGTCGCAGGACAAGTCCACCCCCGGCGCGCCGAGCGGCGCGCCGGCGTCCGCCGGCGCGCCCGGCGGCGACACGACGAGCACGAGGGAAACCATGAGCAAGCAGGACGAGGAGCGGGCGGCGGCGGAGGCGGCGGCGAAGGGTCAGGCCGAGGCGGAGAAGGCGCTCGCGGCGAAGGCCGCCGCGGACGCGAACGCGACGGCGACGAAGGACACGAGCGAGCAGTTCGCGAAGCTCGCCGGCGAGAACGCGGCGCTCAAGGCGCGGCTCGACGATCGCGACGCGACCGACGTCCGGCGCGACGACGTCGCGACCGCGCTCGAGCGCCTCGCCGGTCGACCGCTCGGCGCCGACATCAAGACGAAGCTCGAGGCGTTCCACAAGGAGTTCGGGCCGAAGCCGTTCAAGGCGTACGTCGACTCGATGGTCGCGACGTTCGCGGTGCTCCCGAGCGACGCCGCCGCGGCGGCCGCGTTCGCGGCGTCGTCTGCGACCGCGGCGTCCGCGCCGGAGGCGGCCGTGCCCTACACGGAGCTCGGCCCCGACGCGGTGAAGAAGGCCGCGCAGTTCGCGCGCGAGTGGCAGGACATCAGCGCGCGCGGGCATACGACGATCAGCGAGGAACGCTACGTGCAGATCAACATGGAGAAGGCCGGGCTGCGCCTCAAGGCGAAGAAGCCCGCCTGACCTCCGCGACCGCCTCCGGGGTACCAACCGAAACCGAAACGCGACTCGAGGGACCGACCGATGCTGACTCTCCTCCTCCTACTGCTCGCCGCCGCGGTGTTCTTCGCTGTCGCGAGTCCGCGGATGGCGAACCTGACCGCGAACACGATCCAGCCGTCGCAGCCGCGCGCCGGTCGCGAGTCCTATACGTTGACGAACGCGCTCCAGGTGTTCGCGGGTTCGCTGGTCTGTCTCGACACGACGACCGGCCTCGTCATCAAGCCGACGGATCTCGCGACGTGCAAGTTCCTCGGCATCGCCCTTGAGGACAAACTCGGCAACACCTCCGCGACGCCGCCGGTCGAGGTCCGCATCAACACCGAGGGCGAGACCCTCAAGCAGCAGGCGATCGCGACGTTCGCGACCCAGTCGAAGGTCGGCTCGCTCGTGTTCGCCGCGACGACGGACAACCCGGCCGACTTCACGACCGTCGCGGCGACGAACATGAAGGCGGTCGGCGTCGCGACCCGGTTCTACTCCAGCGGCATCGGCGACGTGAAGCTGTTCACGCCGGCGGAGCACCTCGCCCTCTAACAGCAACACGCCCCTAACGGAGAACGCCAGCGATGCAGATCATTGCCAGTCAGGTCCTCGCGAACGGCCTGCGCACCGAGTTCGCCGACACCTACCTCGCGATCAACAACCGGCAGGCCGACGGCCGGCTCGCGCAAGTCATGGACCTCGGCATCGGCGCGACCAACCGCCAGCACGAGTTCGCGTACTTCGAGGCCGCGCCCCACATGACCTACTGGCGCCGCGGCGACCCGATCCCGAGCGACGCGATGCGCTCGGTCCAGTGGGCCGTGCCGGTCTACACCTGGGGCCGCCGCATCCCGTGGCACAAGGAGGACCGCAAGGACGACCAGACGGGCTCGCTGTTCGACATGGCGAGGATGGCCGGCAACAGCGCCGCGCTGCTCCCGATCCGGTTCTTCTTCGACGTCATCACGAACGCGACGAACACGCTCCCCGCGGTACCGCTGGCGCCGGACGGCGCGAGCATCTTCGCGACCACCGCCGGCGGCCTGAACCGCTTCGGCGTGAGCTCGGGCAACCTGCTCTCGGGCTCCGGCGTCGCGACGGTCTCGGCGATCCTGACCGACTACTACCGCGCGATCGCGCAGTGGAAGCTGTTCCAGGACGGCAAGGGCCAGCCGCTCCTGAGCGACGAGATCATCGACATGGGCGCGACGATCATCCACGGCGCGGCGAACACCCAGGTGTTCGAGCAGGCGTTCCTGCAGAAGCGCCAGGGAACGCTCGGGTCCGCGTCGGGCACGCCGTCGAACATCGTGCAGGACGCAAGCCGCAACGTCGAGCTCTGGAGCACGGCGCGCATCACCGACAACGACTGGTTCCTGTTCCTCAAGAACCCGCCGAAGAAGGCGGCCTTCCTGCTCGACCGCCAGGGCGTCGAGGAGTTCTCCTCGCTCGAGGGAGACAACAACGGCGACCGCACGCGCGACACGGGCGAGGAGTACGTGCAGTGGGAGCGGCGCGCCGGCGCCGGCGTCGCGCTCCCCTACGCCGCGATCAAGATCGACAACTGAGGCAAGGCGGGTCGCTCGTCGCGACTCCCAGCGAAAGGCAGAGTAGCGGGTCGGCTTCTGCGTGGTCGCCGGCCCGCGACTTTACAGAGGACCACCAGTCTCACGAGGCGGAGATGACCCGCGTAGACGACACCGAGGGGCCGCTGGTCCCGCGCACCAATCCTGACGTTGGCCGCCCCGCGGTGGCGACGCTCGCCCCGCCGCAGCCGACCGCCGCGCCGATCGCGTCCAAGACGCGGATCCCCGGCCGCGAGCTCGTGCTCGAGGCCGGCCGCCACGATGCTTCCGTCGGCGTCGAGTACCGCTACTGGGTCGGCGTCTCGCCGTCCTGCCCGGTGCAGTCGATCACCGTCGCGGGCATCGACTTCCCGAAGGTGAACGAGCTCCTGATCGACGACCCGGCCCGCACCGGCCAGAAGCGTCGCGTGCCCGTCATCGGCGCGATCGTGTTCCTCGACGCCGACCGCATCCGCCGGCTTCGCGAGCAGCTCCCGCGCACGGTGATCCGCTTCCTCGACGACGGCGGCGAGAAGGAGGAGCCCGGCACGGGCCAGAATATCGGCGACGCGCACCGGCAGCCGCGGAAGGGCCACGTCATCACCGTGCCGTCGCCCGAGGAGGTCGCGCAGCGCCGCAAGGACGGGACCGCGATCAACCTCTACGTGCCGAGCCGTCACGACGTCCCCGCGGCTCGCTTCATGTTCGCGCAGATCTGCGCCGACCAGGAGCGCGGCTCGCGCGGTGAGTTCTACCCCGACCCGCTGGAGGTCTCCGGCCTCGATTGGCCGGACGAGCTCGGCGACCTCGACAAGCTCCTGAGCTGAACGAATGAGCGGCACGCCGACCGAAGCGGAGATCCAGTCCCAGTGGCGCGCCGCCATCGACGTCCTCGAGACGTCGCGCAACTTCTACGACGGCACCCTGGCCGGTGGCGGCGGCAAGTTCGACGTGCTACTGCAGCTCCTCGAGGGCGACTACACGCCGTTCGAGCTCGCGGGGTTCGTGACCTCGTTCCGCGCCGCGATCTCGAACACGATCACGCCCAACGCCGCCTTCGGCGTGCACCGGGCGGCGCTGTTCGAGTATGCGCGCATCCTCAAGAACGACGCGACGGTCGGCTTCGGCTCCGGCTTCCGCAACGAGTCCGAGCTGTTCCGCGCGCTCTACGAGTGGTTCGTCGCGAAGGGCCTCTCGGTCAAGTCGCGCGCGATCACCTACGCCGGCGCGGTGGCCGGTGGCGCGAACGTCGGCAACGGCGCGATGTCGCGGCTAACCGTCGACGAGAACAACTTCCCGCTCGAAGCGTGCTTCGTCGAGAAGAAGGCGTTCCGCTGCCGGCAGGACCAGAACAGCGGCGTGCAGAAGGAGGCCGAGACCTTCGAGTTCGTAGGCTCCGCCGCGAGCGCCGACGCGCTGCTGCGCTCGTCGTTCGGCTCGGGCGAGTCCTCGCGCACGCTGATCGTGAGCGGCAACGCCGGCGCGGGGTCCGGCGGCTCGCTGCTCACGAACTCGTCGTTCTCGGAGTTCAACGCGTCGAGCACGCCGAAGTTCACCGCGTGGGACGAGCTCGCCGGCTCCGCCGGCGTCGGCCAGGACACGAGCACGTTCTACCGCTCGTTCCCCAATGCGTCGGTAGACGCGTCGCTCAAGCTCACCGCGGGGAGCGGCACGATCACGCTGCGGCAGACGACGCTCAACATGCGGACGCCGCGGCTCGACGTCAACACGCCCTACTTCCTGCGGGCGATGGTAAACAAGACGCCGGGCACCGCGGTCGGCGGCTCGTTCACGATCCGGCTCGGCTCGCAGAGCACGACGGTCACCATCGCGTCGCTCGCGGCCGGCTGGAACGAGGTCCTGATCCCGATCGGCCAGAACAACTGGTTCCGCCGGTTCAACAAGGACGGCTGGGACATCCAGGTCGAGTGGAGCACGCCGACGAGCGGCTACCTGCTCGTCGACGACCTCCTGTTCGCCCCGTTCTGGTTCGTCGACGGCACGTGGTGGTATCTGCGCCAGAACGCGGGCGCGCCGGTGCGCTGGCTCGTCGACGACGTCCTGACGTTCACGGACACCGGCGGCGCGCCCGCCACGGGCAAGATCCAATACTGGTTGTGGGTCTCGGGCCTCGGCTACCTGCCGAGCTCGGGGTCGCCTACCTTCACCGACCCGTGACCGCCGAGTCCGCAGAGCTCTGGAACGCCGTCAAGGCGAGCTATGACCAGGACGGGCTCGTCGCGCTGACGAACATCCGCGACCGCAGCGCGACGGCGATCGACGACGCCGTCGGCGGCGACGCGGCGCTGGCCGTGACGAACCTCTGGGGCGTCTACGCGCAGTCCCCCTACCCGACGGCGCCGGTGGCGACGACCGACCCGCCCGCACTCGAGGTCGCCAAGCTCGCGGTCATCGCGGTCCTCTGGCGGCGCGGCGGGGCGAGCTCGACGATCGAGCAGGTGAAGTGGGACGAGGTGTTCGGCGACTCGGGTCTGATCGCCACGTTCCGTAAGACGCGCGCCCGCGCGCACGGCGCGCCGAGCTCGAACAGCGGCGTGCAGCAGGCCCCCGAGACCGACTCCAGCGGGCGCCGCGTCGCCGGCTGGTCGGACGACGCGAGCCTCCCCACCGCGTACCTGCCGCGCAGCACGCCGGCGGACGTCAACAACACCTAGGCGCCCCATGGCGACGGCCTCGTTCGACCCCGGGGCGAAGCTCGAGCGGATCCGCCGCGCGATCGCGAACCCCGAGAGGGCGCTCAAGCAGGTCGGCGTCATCATGGTCGCGGAGTCGCAGCGCGCGTTCCGCGACCAGGGATTCGGCAGCGCACAGTGGGCGCCGCGCGGCGTGCCGAACGTGTTCGGGATCCTGGCCGACTTCGCCGCCGGCAAGAGCGAGCCGCCGCGGCGGCGGTTCGAGCCGCGCCCGGCGCTCCAGGACACCGGGCGGCTGGCCGCGTCGATCGCCTTCGAGGTCGTCGGCCGCGACTCCGTTCGCGTCGGCTCGAACCTGGACTACGCTGAGGTGATGCACCGAGGCGGAAAGATCCAGAGCGTCATGATCGACGGCCGAGTCCGCTCCGAGCTCTGGCGGTGGCTCCGCCGGCAGCCGCGCGCGATCAAGCGGCAGCTCGGCTGGCTGCTGAACCAGCGTTTCAAGGGCAAGAAGCTCGAGCACGAGGTACCCGCGCGGCCGTTCGTGGGCGTCACCGACCGCACGATCGCGGCCGTGAAGGCGACGATCGGCGTCGCGATTATGGAGGTCGAGCGGTGACGGCCGGGTCCGCCTCGCGCGTGCTGCGCGTCCCCGGGCGCCTCGTCATCGACCCGACCGACCTGACCGACGACTTCCCGCACGGCGGCACGCTCGTCGGCCGCACGCGGCTCGTCGTGCTCAAGCCGCTGGCGAACCCGTTCCGCGTCGAGTCCGAGGGCCTCGGAGGCGACGCGAGCGACGTGCTCGAAGGGTCGAACCACTACGTGTTCGCGTGCTTCCTGCGCGGCTGGGACGACGACGCGGTGGCACTGCTCCTGCCCGACGGCTACACACAAGGCCCGGTCACCGGGCACGCGGTGTTCTCGTCGCCGGGCCTCAACGCGCCCGGCCGGTCGGCCCTAGGACGTGCCCGCACGCTGCTCTATGTTCCTGACAACCCGGTCGACGCGCCCGCGGTGCTGATCCACCGCGGCGTGGCGAACTGGGGCGACGGCGCCGAGCTCGCGCTGCAGCGGCAGACCGAGCTCGGGCTCCCGCTCGTCGTGGAGTGCGTGCGCGCCGCCGACGGCCGGATCCTCGACCTCGGGCGGCTCCCGGACCTCACCTTGTGAAACTCTGGCCGAAGAAGCAGCCGACGCCGCCCCCGACGGTGACCAACGCGAGCCACCGCCGGTGGCTCCGCGCCGGCCGGCCGCCGTGGCTCTGGTTCCACGCGCTGCCGGCGGTCGAGCAGGAACAGCTCGCGCTGATCGGCGACGACCACGCGCGGGACCTCGCCCTCGCCGCCGGCTGGGCCGTGCGCGACCCCGAGGCGGCCGAGGCCGCGGTGGCCGCCGAGGGCGGCGACGCGAGCGCCGAGGAGTCCATGGCGCGGCGCATCGCCGGCGAGTTCGCCGCGAAGCTCCTGGCTCGCCGCGAGGGCCGCGCCGCGGCGCCGACGATGGCCGGCGTCGGGGCCCGGCGCGTCGCCGCCGCGGCGGCGCCGCGGCCCGCGGGCGCGCCCTTCGGCGGTCGGCCGGAGGTCTCTTGAACCCCTGGCAGATGGCGCAGCAGCTCGCGCGCGAGCTCAAGCTCGCGCGCTGGCCGCACGGCTCCGCGGGCCTCGTGTTCGGCGAGAACGTGTTCGCGTTCGCCGGCGCGCCGGCCGAGGACACCATGCCTGCAGGCTTCCCGTTCGCGCTCGTGACGATCGGCTCCGGCACGCCCGACGAGGACGACCCCGACTTGATCCGGCAGGACTTCTCGGTGGTGGTCGTGGCCGAGGCCGCCGGCGACGCGCTCGGCCAGCACGCGATCATCGGCGGAGCTCGCGCGGACCTGGGCAACAGCGCGGGCGCCGGCGTCGCCGAGGTCTCGGCGCGAGCTCGCGCCGTCATCAACCGGCTCACCGGCGCCGACGGCGCGTCGCTGATCGTGTCCGGCTCGGGCACCGCGGCGCCCTCGGCGGTCGGCCGCGGCAGGGCGATCGCCGCCGAGGAATACCGGGTCACCGCGCTCTGCACCGACGACGAGCACCACGCGCCGCCGCAGAGCTTCGGGCTCCTCGGCGACACGTTCTCGTGGGACGGCTCGGCTTGTCAGCAGCGGTTCGACTTCCTGCGGTTCCGGGTCGGCTACGTCGCGGGCGCCAAGCCTGCGCAGCGACCCGAGCAGTGCGCCGCCATCGTCTACACGGGCACCAACACCGAGACCGCGGTCGCGCCGGTTCCTGGCCGCGCCTACTCGGTGTTCGCGGACTACGACCCACGCCGCACGGGCTCGCCGGCGGCTTCGAGCGCGGGGGACGCCGTCGGGGCGTTCGTGACCACGTGAGCGGCGCGTTCGTCACGCTGCGGCTCGATACGACCGAGGCCGAGGCGGAGCTCCGCCGGTTCTACGAGGTGGCCGAGTCGTTCGCGCGGAAGAAGATCCCGGTCGACATCCGCGGCGCCGGCGGCCCGCCGCCGGGCGGCTCGGCGCCGGCGGTCCAGGCCGAGGACCGCGCCGTCGAGCGCGCGGGCCGCAAGGGCGGCATGCTGCGCGCGTTCGCGCGCCGGTTCACCGTGCGGCGCATGGTCTCGCGCGGCCTGCGCTCCGCGGCGGCGTTCCGCACCCTGTCGGCGGGGACTGAGGTCCTGGGCGGTGGCATGGAGTTCGCCGGCGGTGCCCTGGCCCGGACGCCGGTGGGGATGCTCGCGGTGATCGGCCTCGCCGCCGGCGTGGCCGGGTTCCGGCTCGCGAGCGGCCAGCCGCTCGAAGGCGCCGGCGAGATGCTCAACCGCGTGATCCTCGGCGACGAGGACGACAAGGCGCGCGCCGCGCGCCGCACGCGCGAGTGGCTCGAAGGCACGCCGGGCGCCGGCATCGTCGGCCGGGCCGGGGCGGTGCCCGAGGACGTCCGGCAGGTCGCGCGCGTGACGAACCAGCTCCTCGTCGAGCGCGAGCGCGGCGCCTCGCTGATCCGCGAGAACTTTCCGGTCAACAGCAAGCTCGACATGCTGATTCTGGCCTTCGGCGCGGGCTTCAAGACCGCCTGGGCGCAACTGGGCGGCGGCCAGTCGATCGAGAGTTTGAAACGCGCCTACCACGGCTACCTCAAGGAATACAACCGCGATGGCGGATGAGGCACGGGTAACCTTACAGCTCGACGTCGAGGACGCGAAGCGCGTCATCGCCGGGTTGTCTAAGGACGCGGAGACCGCGGGCTCGACGGCCTCGGGCGGGATCCGGCGCGCGATCCGCCGCGGCGTGACGGCCTTCGGCTTCGGCGCCGGCGTCGGCGCGGGAATCGAGGCGATCCGGGGCCCCACCTCCGGTGGCGTCGGCGACATCGTCGGCGAGTCGTTCAACAAGCTCGGCTACGACATAGAGCAGTGGGCGCTCGGCAGCCTCGGCGAGCAGTCGCGCGCGTCGATGCAGGCGCGCGACCAACTCGTGCAGACGTTCGCGGCGTCGGTCGGCGCCACGAACCGGATCACGCCCGGGATGCGCGAGTGGTTCGACTCGGCCAAGACCCTCCGCCAGCAGGAAGAACACGGCAAAACGCTGATCAACCAGGACAAATACTTCCAGGGCCCGGGAATCGAGGCGCTGATCGAGCGCGTCACGTCGGCGCTCGCGGGCCTGCTCCACGACGCCGTCGGTAATCTAATCAAGGCCCTCACCCCTCCGTGCTTCCGATGAGCGTCCCGAACCCGTTCGCGATCACCTTCGGCGACCTGGACGTCGGCGGCACCACGCCGTTCCAGCTCCTCGGGCCCTACGCGATCGACAAGAGCTACGAGGGCTTCCGGCTCACGTTCGACATTGTCGTTACCGCCGACTCGCTCGCCGCCGTCCAGGCCCTCGCCGACGACCTTGAGACCAACTTCCGCCGGCGCCTCGTGAACGGCGACCAACTCGTCATCAGCCTCGGTGGCGCGACCTGGACCTACCGCGTGGGCGAGACGCTCCTGGCCGTCACCAGCGAGATCCAGAAGCGCGGCAACCGCGAGGTCGACCTCGGGTTCTCACGCGCTTACACGTGCACCGTGCACGGCGAACTGCCGGCCGACCAGGACAACGCGCTGCGCGACGTCGAGGTCCTCGTCCACTACCTGCCGAGCCGGCAGCGCACGGTGACGATGCGCGGCACTTACACGGCCGACGATGGCGGTGGCGCGCTCGAAAACTACCAGAGCTCGTTCGACGGCGAGGCGCTCCTCTACCTCAACGTGATCGACTCGAACGCGAAGTGGGAGCTCGTCGACGAGTCGGCCACGCTCGACCGGCACCGCACGTCGGCGGGCTCCGACCCGCGCCCGCACCTGTGCAACTTCACGCGCCAATATACGGAGCTCCTCGCCGACCAGAGCCAGGGCCAGCGCGACGACAACCAGATCCGCGACCATCGGATCGTGTTCACCGACCTGTCCCAGAACCCGGCGGACAGCAAGGCGAGCATTCACCGGCTCCGGCGCGTCGTCGGCACCTACGACTGCTCGGTCGACATCACCGAGACGACCGACCTGCACGACGTTTTCGACTCTAAGGTTCGGCAGCATATCACCCGGCTGTTCCGCACCGAGTTCTCGCCGCAAGTGTTCTGCCTCGAAGAACAGCGGATCGCCTTCGACGAGACCGCGAAGCGGATCTCGGTCCAGTTCCAGTTCCTCTACCACGGGAGCGACTCGGGCCACGTGATCGAGGTCGCGCAGTCGGTCGCCTACAAGGAGACGCGCACGATCGACTACACGCCCGTCCACGGCACCGACGAGTTCGCCGCCGAGGCCGACGTCGGCTTCGCCGTGCGCGAGCGGCACTGGAACCGGACGGCGGTGGTCCTCGGCGTCGAGACGCCGAAGCTCCGGATCAGCGCGCAGCCGCTCGCCGGCGACGCCGGCCTGTTCACAGACACGATCGGCGGCATCGCCGGGCCCGACTTCGGCAACCGCAGCCGCATCGCGCCGGACGGCTGGAACATCATCAGCAGCACGAGCCAAGTGACGCCGCAGTTCGTCGGCGACCCGAGCAACTCTAACAACCAGATCCAGCTCTACATCGTAAGCGAGGTCGTGGTCGAGCGGTTCCACAAGAAGCCGGCCGGCGCGGGCACCGGCCCGGTGACCCCGAGGTAGCCCGGTGCCCGAAACCTCGAAGGCGATCGTGACCCTCGGCGGCGTGCCGCTCGGCGCGACCCAGGCGATCGCGTGGCGGTTCGTGTCCGGCGTCGCGCCCTACGTGACCGAGTTCGCGGTGCCGAAGGCGACCTGGACCGGCAAGCTCCGGGGGCGGACCGGCGTGCCGCTTGAGCTCCGGATCGTCGACAGCCGCGGCGTCGACACGCGGATTCAGGGCGTCTACATCCTGCACACGGCGCCGAGCGACTCGCCGAACCGGGTGCACTTCGTGGTCGCCGACGTGCGGTGGAAGTGGCCCTACAAGCTCGTCGCGATGGACTTCAACATGACGCGGAAAACGGGCGACCGGACCGCGTTCCAGAGCGTGCCGGTCGAGACCCAGGTCTCCGTCGACCAATACGACTTCCTCGCCTACTCGTTAGACAAGGACGACCAGGGCGCGCCGCAGAAGTGGACCGCGCAGAACGCGCTCGAAGAAGTCCTAAAGCAGGTCGCCTTAGACGCGCAGGGCCGGCCGAACTACCACATCGAGAGTTTCCCGATCCCGCAGGAGACGAGCGGCAACGAGGGGCAGTTCACGATCCAGAACGTCTCGCTGCGCGACGCCGGCGACGCCGCGATCGCGCGGCTCCTGAGCTATATTCCCGGCACCGACATTTACATAGACAAGAAGGGGCAGGCCCGGGTCTTTGATACGACCGACCTCGGCGCCGCCGAGGACCGGCTCGGCGACCTGCCGCCGCGGACCTGGGCCGGCGAGTTCCCGGCGATCATCGACCGGAAGAAGATCCGCCCGCAGGCGGTGCGCGTGCACTACCAGCGCGAGGTCGAGTGTCTGTTTCGCTTCAAGGATCTCCTCGCGGGCACCGCGACGCCGCCGCTCACGCCGCAGCCCGACGACGCGTTCCTGGAGAACGTGATAGCGACGCCGGACCCAGTCACATTTATGACCGAATACGACCCGGTCTCTAATCGGGCGCGCACGGTGGCGAAGGCCGTCGGCACCTGGGTCGAGTTCTCGCGCTGGCTCAACGCAATGGACCAGCAGCGACCGTTGAACTCGTTCCCCTGGACGTTCGACACGATCAAGCGGCTCTGGGTGCTCGGCAACCTCGAAGGCGCGCTCGGTGCCGGCGGCAAGGACCTCGACGACGACGCTAACATCGCGATGCGCGTCCAGACGATCAAGGAGCACTTCCGGCAGACGTTCCGCGTCAACCGGAAATACATGGAGCGCATTAGGGACATCCGCGCCGTGCGCGTCGGCCTGCTCGACCCGGTGACCGGCGCCCGAGCTCCGGCGCGCGTGTGGGGCCAGTATGCCGTGATCCCCACCGAGAAGGGTTACATGGTTACCGCGCGCACGGACCCGAGTCAGGTCGCCTACGCGCGCAACGTCGACTGCCTCGCGGCCTCGGCCGACGGGACCAACATCACGCGCACGACGCCGGGCGTGCAGACGATCACCGTCGAGGACGAGGAGGTCGGGATCCTGCGCGTCGAGGGCGTCCAGTCGCCGTTCGGCACGACGGCGAGCTTCGTGCCCTGCCTGCTCGTGAACGCGCAGGAGCAGACCCGGGTGCCGATCCGCGACTTGCGACGGCAGGACGAGCAGTCGATGGGGTTCGGGATGCGGATGGAAGGCGGGAGCGACGGCATCTTCCTCGCAAACTCGATGAAGCTCGCCGCCATGCTGACGATCACGCCGGCCGCGCCTAACAACAAGTTCCAGTTCCACGTCGTCGAGGTGAAGGCGCGCGACGTCGCCGAGATATACCGCATCGACTACCAGATCCAGGGCGGCGAGGGCCCGACGCTCGAAGTGTTCATACCGCCCGGCGAGATGACGGCGCGGTTCGCGTGGGACGACGACCTGCAGGCGTCGACCACGATCAAACACCTCCTCGGGCTCGGCGACGTCCAGGGCATCGACGGGACGAACCTGCCGGGATTCATCCTGTGCAACGGCGAGCGCAGCCTGACCGGCCACGCGCTCGCAGTCGCGGCCGAAATGCTGGCGCCGTTCGCCGACGCGCTCCAGGGGACGGTCGCGACAGCGGTGCCCGACGACGCGCTGCGGCTCGTCGGCAACAACTCGTCGGTGACCGTGCGCGTCGACGCGGCGCCGTCGGCGAAGGTCTCCGCGATCACCGCGTTTCCGGGGCAGCAGCGGCCGATCTCGCGGCTCGCGTTGATGCCGGAGTCGACAAGGCGGATCGTCCTGGGCATCGTTCCGTTCCGCTGACCCCATGTCGAAGGTAACCGACCGCACCGACCTCGGGTTCTTCCCGCTCCAGGACGCCGCCGCGGCGGACGACGGCACGCCGGTCGGAATGCGGATGTGCCTCGCCGGCGCGCGCCTCAAGCGCGTCCCGGACCCGCTCGGCCGCGACGGCGCGACCGGCGACAGCGACGCGGCGATAATCGAGATCGCGCGCGACCACGACCTCGGCACGATCGGCGACGTCCACCCGTGGCTGTTCTGGCAGACGCGCGACCGCGGCGTGCGCGACATGGGCGCGTGGTCGATGGTGTTCGGCACGGTCTGGAGCGAGACCGAGGGCCGCTACACGCACGGCAGCGCGCAGCCGCTACGCGACGGCGACTTCAAGACTGACACGCGATTCCGCGCGAAAACTCTGAGCTGGCCACAAGGGCTCAACACGATCCCGAAGGGTGCGCTGCTCGTGGCGCTGCCGGGCACCGACGAGGGCACCCAGGCCGAGCTCGCGCTGTGGGCCGACCCGCGGCTCTGCGCGCCGAACATCAGCGGCCCCGCCGCGTGCGGGACGCTCGTCGTCGACTTGCAGCCCGAGGGCACGTTCTGCATGTCGGGCTCGACGATCCCCGGCGTCGGCGGTCGCGCGGCGGTGCTGCAATCACTGGTGCGCGTCGTCGCCGTGACCCAGCACACGTCGCTCGCGAACCTCGGCGGGAGCGGCAACGTGCTCGCGCTCCAATACGGCCGGAGCAAGCAGGACCAGTTGCCGGGTTTGGGCGCGATCTTCGGCCCGATGGTCGGCGCCGCGGGCCCGACCACCGGCGGTGGCGGGGGCACCGCGGTCCCGCTCCCGACGGGGCCGACGGGCCCCGTCACGCCGCGCATCGGCGCCGGCCTGCCGGGGCGCGCGCGACGCGGCGAGCTCAACGTCGGCACCGGCGCGTTCGGGACCGGGCTCACCGCCGAGGCCGGCGGGTCGCAAGAGCTCGCAATCAAGGACTACGGCCAGTTCTCGCCGGTGGCCGACGGCGCCGGCGGCGTCGCGTTCATGGCCGCCTTAGACGGCTGGGGACCTATCCACCTCGGCGCGCGCGGCGACAAACACGAGCACGGGCACGACGGCGACGGTAACCCCGTCAACTCCGCCCACGTCTCGACCAACGCCTACTTCTTCCGGAACTCGCGCGAGGACGGCCCGCTCCAGTTCGAGGGCGTCTACCCGGACCCGCCGAGCTGGCCGCTCACGGCGCGCGTGCACCTGAGCTGGGACGGCCGCGCGCGGCACCCGTTCCGCGGCGGCTCGCGCGACGGCCTGTGGCGCTGGTGGGCCGAGGTCCCCTACGTCGCGCCGACGACGCCGCCGACGATCCCGCCGACCACTCCGCCGACCAGTCCCCCGAGCACGCCGCCGCCGACCACGCCGGGACCGGGGCGCCCAGGCCCCGGGCCGTCGCCGCCGGGGCCCGGCGCGCCGCCCGGGCCGGGCACGCCCGGCGGCCCGGCGACGCCGGGGCCCCCCGGACCCGGCGCGCGCGGCGGTCGCGGGCCGATCCGTCCCACGTGGCAGGGCGGCGGCGCGCCGCCGCTCGGCTGGCCGGGCCCTCCGATCACTGGGAGGCCCGGGGCGCCCGGCACGGGCGGCCCTGGGGTTCCGCCACCGCCTGGTCCCGGCGGGGCCGGTGGCGGCGGTCCTGCGGGGCCCAGGGGCGGTCCGTCGACGCCGCGCGGCCCGTGGCCCGGTCCGGGCGACCCGCCGCCGCCGGGCGTCGCCCTGCCGCCCGACCCGCCCGACGACCCGGACCCGCCGGAGGACCCGCCGGACGACCCGGACGACGACCCCTTCGGCGCCGGCGGTGGCCGCCTGCCGCGCTACCCGAACGGCTACCCGCTGCCCGGCGAGGGCAAGCCGCCGAAGAAGAAGTGGGGCAAGAACGCGGCGCCGGCGACCGGCGTCTGGTCGGGGCGCAACGCCGTCGGCGGGCGCGAGCGCGTCCCCGGCCTCGTCGAGCGCGTCGGCGGCGCCGACCGCGACGCCGTCGGCCTCTACACGATCTTCCACCCGCTGAGCGAGGGCTACGCCGCCGTCGCGTTCCGCCCGCAGTTGAGCGTGCTCGGCGCCCCGAACTTCGAGCACAACCCGCAAGTCCCGCGCGCGATGGTGATCGCCGACGAGCGGACGCGGCCCCAGGTCGTCGTGCTCCGCGCGTTCGGCGGCCAGAGCTCGGCCACCGGCGACTGGCGCTACGTCGAGCGCCCGGTCGGCTCGCGCGCCCGCGGCGGCACCGCGAACGGCGGCGTCGTGTTCTCGCCGGCGCGCTTCGAGCTCGCCGACTACTACGGGCTCAACACCGGCGCCAACGTGAGCGACGTCACGAGTTCGCGCGCGACGCAGTCCTACGTGCTGCTCGCGCCCGGCGTCGCGCTCGCGTTCGGCAAGCCCGCGGCCACCGGCGCGTTGCAGTCGAACGCCGCCGTGATCGACCAGGACGTCGCCGCCGCGGCGGCGCCGCTGCGCGTCACGCACGCCGGCGCCGAGGTCCTGCGCGCGGCGGTCGTCGGCAGCGAGCGGCTCGTGCAGCTCGGCGGCACGACCGGCGCGGCGCTGCCGTCGGGCTCGACCGCGCAGCGGCCGGGCTCGCCGGTCGCGGGGCACGTCCGGATCAACAGCAGCGGCGCGACCGACGTTCTGGAGTGGTGGGACAACACCGGCGGCGCGGGCTGGCTCCAGGCGTGGCCGTCGACGGTGTTCGTGGCGAGCGGCACGAACCACGCGATCGGCCTCGTGCCCGACCCGGGCGCGAGCGCCGGCACGACGAAGTTCTTGCGCGAAGATGCGACCTGGGCGGTCCCATCGGGTAGCGCGAGCGGCACGCTGCTGCGCGCGCCGCAGATCCTTGCCAGCGGAACGAGCTATACAACGCCGGCCGGCTGCACGCACATTCTCGTCGAGATGATCGGCGCCGGCGGCGGTGGCGGCGGCGCGGCGCAAGCGGCGACGAACGCGGCGGCGGGCGGCGGCGGCGCAGCCGGCGCGTTCGCGTCGGCCTACATCGCGGTGACCGCGAGCACGGCCTACACGATCGCGATCGGCGCCGGCGGCGGTGGCGGCGCTGCCGGCAACAACGACGGGAGCACCGGCGGGAATACAACGATCACGGTCTCGGGGACAACCTACACGGCAGCCGGCGGCGGCGGCGGCAAGGGCTGCGCCGCGGGCGTGGGCACCATCGTGCAGGGCGGCGACGGCAGCTCGTCGAGCAACTGCGACTTGAACGGTCGCGGCGCCCCGGGTCACGAGGGCATCGTGATCTCCAAGACGATCGCGTCGGGCGGCGCCGGCGGGTCGCCGCCGTGGGGCGGTGGCGGTCGCGCCACGGGCAACACCGAGGCGCAGGGCAATGACGGCAAGCTCTACGGCGGCGGCGGCGCCGGCGGGTGTTGCCTCGGCACCACGGCGCGCGCCGGCGGCGCCGGCGCGAACGGCGTCATCCGCATCTGGGAGTTCTCCTAGCGAAGGCGCAGGTGTTCCACCGATGGACCTCAGCCTACCTACTGGCGGAGCCTGTGCGGTCGCGGGCGCGCTCGCCCTCAAGGGCATCGACATGATCCTGAACTTCTTGACCAAGCGGCAGCGGCAGGACGACGAGTTCGCGGAGAAGCAGCGGCGGCAGGGCGACGAGGTCGCCGAGCGCCGCGACGAGCGGCTGCAGAAGCGCGTCGCCGAGCTCGAATGCCGGCAGGACCGCCACGCTCGCGAGCACGCTGAGGCGCTCCAGAAGTGCCTCGACGGGCACCAGCAGTGCATCGACGAGCAGCAAGAGCTCGCGAAGCAGGTCGTCGCGCTCCAGGCGAAGGTGTTCGGCCACCAGCCGCCGGGAAAAGATCAGGGACTTTTCAGCTAAGGTCCCCATTGCGTCCCGGGCGACTACCCTGGGAGCATGACGAACCGATGGCGCGGAAGTAGCGTCGCGATCGCCATGGCCTTCGCGACGTGCGCGACGCTCACCTGCTGGGCGGCGTTCGGCGACGACTACGGGCGGATGCCGCTCGACGCCGCGCTGGTGCGGCTCCGGAGCGCCGACCGCGACGAGCGCGGCGGCGCGCTCGTCGTGTGGGACCGCGGGTTCCGCGAGGCGCTCGGGGTCCTGCTCGACGCGGCCGAGGCCGGCGACCCGCAGGCGCGCGCGCTGCTCGACAAGTGGCGGGAGATCCTCAAGTGCCGATGACGTGGAATCCGGACCCGCCGAAGGCGGGCCAGACGTGCACGGTGTGCCTGTGCCCCGACGCCGAGGGCTACGCCGACCTGATGCTCACGCCCGACGACGGCTCGCCGCCGGTGACCGTGCACGCCGTCCCGTGCGCGACGCTCACCATGCCGGCAGCGTGGAAGGGCGTCGGCGTGAAGCTCGAAGATTCCAGCGGCCAGTGCTCGCCGAGCTACCGCGTCGTCGCGTAGCCGGGCCGCGCCGGGTAGCATCGCCGGCCTCATGGAAGATCCAGGCGAAGCCTTCTCCCCCGCGCCCGAAGTCGAATACCACTCGCCGGAGCCCGCGCCGGTGCTGCCGATGCCGCGCGGGATGCCGGTGCCCGACCCGCGCGGCGAGGCGCAGTCGCGCGCCGAGGCGTGCGGGCGCGAGCTCCAGGCGCTCCTCGCGCGCCACCGCTGCCGGCTCGAGCCGACGGGTTCGAGCGCCATCGTC